TTGAAAAAATTCAGGAATGTACAATGATTACTCAGAATCGAAGATTCTAAGCCATCTCAAGACCGAAAAAACAAACAAAACAAAAACTCTGTGTCAATGTGAAAAAAATAAATAACCAAATGAATTAAAATTTTTGAATATTTAAATATTTTATATAAAATTCATTTACGTAGGCTATTCATCCGTAAGGATCTACAGTACATCTTTTGACACGATATATTATTATATTTTTATCAATATTATATTATTTTTTCAATTTTTTTTATTATAAAAATTGAAAAAGAATATCATGTAAATTAAAAATATAACCATATCGCAATAATATAATGCCAATAAAAAAATTAATTAAAAATGCAATTGACATTGTAATTTTTCATGCCAATTGTCCCGATGGTATCGGATCTGCTTTAGCAGTATATACATATTACAAAAATAGCAATATATCCCAACCCGAATTTTTTCCAGCCACTCATAATTCACCGCCTCCAAATCTGACAAATAAAAATGTTATTATATGTGATTTTTCATACAAAAAGAATATTGTAGAAAAAATTATTGCCGAATGTAAATCATTCTTAATTATTGACCATCATATATCTGCAAAAAATGAGTTAGAATCGTTGGATTTAAATTATAAGATATTTGATATTAATCATAGTGGAGCGTATTTAACTTGGATGTATTTTTTTCCCCATAACACGGATGCACTCGTTCCCAGTCTCATAAAATATATTGAAGATAATGATATTTGGAAAAAAGCATTACCGGATACGCTTGCTATTACAACATATATAGCATCATTGCCATTTGAATTGAGCGAATATGAAAAATTGTTGGAACCAAATGCCATAAATGATATAGCAAAACCAATCGGAAATATCTTGTTAAAACAGAAAAATAAACAAATCGAAAATGCAATATCATATTCATCAATTAAACCAATTGAAATAAAAGGAAAAATGTATTTCGTTGCATTTTGTAATTCAACGGTGTTCGCATCTGAAATTGGAAATCAATTACTTGAAAAATACCCATATTGTGATTTTTCATTAATTTACACAATTGATGGATCAAAATGCATGATAAGTTTACGTTCTGCGAACAACAAGGTTAATGTATCGGAAATAGCTTTAATATATGGTGGAGGTGGTCATCGAAATGCGTCAGGATGTGGTTTACCATCATTGGATTTATTTGGAAAACAAATTGGAAATAATGGATCATTATATAAAAATATTTTAAATGCTGAATTTGTATTAAACAAAACAATAAATATTAATGAAAATGAAAAAATAACTATTAATTATGTCGTTCAAAATGAAACAAATTATGGAACAAAGATCGGAGGATATTTATTGCAAACAAAGTATACAGAAAAAATTAATGATATTGATACAAATATCCAGGAAGCTTGTGATATTTATAGACAAAAAACAAACAAAAATAACTATTATAATTTCAGTTTATCAATAATATGGTACTATGGTAATGGTAAAATGCATTTTATCGCAACATGGAATAATGGATTAATAACAAAAGAAAATGTTAAAAACTTATATTCTGGATGCAAGGAATTTGAATTATTGAATGATAATCAAGCAAAATTTATTGTTAATGGATTTGGAAATTTTTTTATTATATGAAATTAAAAAAAAAATTAATATCCTAAAATATCATTATCAGGGAGTATGATTGGATTTTGTTCGTCCAAGAGATATTTTTTGTATACTTGTGTTGGAATAAATTTTTTATGAACAACAAAAGAGTACGCATATTTACAAAACCATGAATGACTCATAATATAATGTCCGGCATCTGTCTTTCCTTTTAAGAGAGACAACAAATCAGACCCCCAGCTGTTTTCAATGCGCCATTTTTTTATGTTATTTGTTTTTTCTTCAATGTCAACACTCACAACTATTAAAGCATGCGTTGGATAACTGTACAAACATTTCAAATTATCTTTTTTTGACAAATTATCAAATTTCAAATTAAAAACACCGTTATGATTGAATACCTTTTCATCTATCAATTCTTCCTCTTGATGAAAGAAACGTGGCGCATCAATATCAATTTCAACAGGATAATTATTTTTTATACTTTCAGCAGCGAATTTTGCGATTTCCTCAATTGGTAAATTATAATATCCGTTCGGTTTTCCGCCAACCACAATATCACCATTATATGATTGATAATATTTATAATATTCGTTGCGTGGATCATGTGTCAAAATACAATAATCATCAAGTTTATTCACCACAAAAGAATTATAAAATTCTAACGGTGTCACACATAATTCTTTCTTTATCATGTTTGTTTCATATCCTGTTCTTTTTCTCTTTTTTTCTTTTTTTAAAAGATCCAACATATCTTCCCGTACGGAATAGCACCAATTTACTTTTTCGTTAATATTTGGTGGTGTACCGAGCATTTTTACAAGTATAGAATATATTTCACCCATCATTGTTTCTTTCATAATTAAACGTTTTGATTTATCTTTTTCATTCACAAGTTCAAATGCAAATTCTTTTACTTTTGATGAAATAAGATTGTTCAATTCATATGTGTCAGAACTATGAACACTTTCCCTAAAGCAAGTTTTCGGAATTATGCCATATTTTTTAATAAGATTACAACAAGTTGTCCATGTTCCTCCATCTTGCACATCATTAATCAATATTTTTTGTGTCTTGTAATCAGTCGGATCCAATTTATCTTTGTTCATAAAAAAATGCAATGCATGATTACATTTTTCTATTTTTTCATAAAAACTTAAATATGATTGTGATAATTCGAAATCAAATGGTAAATTATAATATCGAATTAAATCATGCCTTATGATGTTAAGTAATGCAAAAAGCCAACAACGTCCAGTACTTTTTTGGTCAGAAACAACTAATTGTGGATCAAGAACATGTGAAAAATGTGTATCAATAGATTGCATATATGATCGCACTTCTGATATATATCGTAAATTATTCGTGCATAAAGCATTTTGAATAATTTGATTATGCTGATCCTTTTCAAATTCTTTTCTGTATTTTTTTAATTGTTGATGTGTCACTTCATTTTCAGTACCAACAGTATTTTCAACCGTATTATTTTCTCGTTGTCTTTTCATAATTTTTTTTAATACAATTTTTTTTTATATATTCATTATGATCAAAAATCAATTTTTTTATAATAAAAAAATTGGTAATATACTAAATATATTTATAACTATAAATCATAATATACAACAATATTCCTCCCAATGCCATTATTTTCGTTGTATCATCAATATTATACCAATTGCATAATATCGTATAACCAGCCAATATTAACCCACCAAGCATTAGACCATATTTAATTATTTTATTTTTCAATTTACCACTTTCAAAAAACAAATATGCCAATGCAAAAGCTACAATAGCTCCAATAATATCAATTATAATAACTTTCTGTATTTTATCTTTCATTATAATATCTTTTGTTGCTAACTCAGCCGCTTGGCTTACAACAATATTATATATTATGGCAATTGGAATTGTTAATAATAAGCTCATTTATAATATGCATATATATTTATTTATAAAGGCACATATATGGTTTATTCATATCGTACATAGCAGCCAAAAATAATAATATAGTAATAATGACAAATGCAAGAATAAAATAAATATAATCGTTGCTCTTTTTAATAATATTACCAAAATGTTCCTTTTTGTTTCCTAATGAATTTTGTGATTCATCTGCATCTCCAGATCCTTCAATAATGTAATTATAAATTGTTTCCATTGGAAACTTTTTTTTATAATTTAGTTTTGAATTTTCTATATCCAATATGTCTCTTTCATCGCCGTCATATAAATTTGGTATTGCATAGCTGTATAAATTTTCTTTTTCTCTTTTCTTATTATTGTGTTTGTTATGATTATTTGAAGCGTTTGATTCATTTGTGTAAATATTAAAATCTCCTTGCTCGATACCATAATCATTATCAATGAAAAAATCATTAGAATAATTCAATGGTTCAAAAAGTGTATTATTATAAGGCATAATCTATATATAATTACTGTATTAAAAATTTGTTTTTGATAATAAAAAATTGTCATGGAGCGTTGGTTTTGTTTGGTATAAAAAATAAGATATATATATAGTCAATGAGTAAGATTGCAAGATACAAAGAAAACATGTATAATTTTTTGACGACCAAAAGTTGTTTTAATAATTTTTTGGATAAAGATATTATAAAAGATTTTATCGAAACGGATTTTTCATTATTTTATGTTGTCATTGGAACAATATTTGGTATACAAGTTAAAAAAAATAAAATAAAACCATTTCACATTATGCATATAACGAGCGCGATATTTTTAATGGTATTAATTGTTGTTATAAATGAAAATATCAAATATTATGAAAAAAAATATGATGAAAAAAGCATAAAAAACATTATTAATCAAGCGACGATCTTTATTTTGGAATCGGTTATGCAAAATTTAAAAACAATGGAAAATGCTTTGGACAAAGATAAGGACAGTGTAAACAAAATGAATCAAAAAATAAATTCATTCATTCATGAAAAATTATTGTTGTTAACTGAATGCACAATATCGGATAAAAAATTAAAAATGAAAAAAACCGATATTATTAAATATAAATTTAATGACTCAACGAATTTTGATAAATACAAAAAATTATCCAGAATTGAAAATTCGGATATAAAAAAATATATTTGTGATAAATATGGTACAATAGGACAATGCGTTGTCTTAATGGGATTTTTATTTGGCAATACCGATATCAAAAAATCATTTGATAATTTGCTGAAAATAGGAACATCATTGGGAACAATGATAAAATTAATCAGAGATTTTGACAATTTGGAAAATGATATTGAAAATGCTGATCGTATGTGTCATAATTATGTTGTAAATTGTGGTATACATGAGTGTTTTAGTTTGTATGATGAAAATAAAATAAAATTTATTGAGGGTTCTATGATAAATGATATGTATAATGATACTATGAGAGAAATTGTTGAAGGATATCTTGAAAAAAAGCTCGAAAGTTGTTTAAAAAAAACAGAATTAGAGCTTGAATCACAATATTCCAGTTCATTAAAAAAAGAAAAATAGTAAATGTCATTGATCTTTATTTTATTTTCTTCAAATATAAAACATCGTTTTTTATTTCGATAATCGGATTTGAATATATTCTAATTGATTTAATGTATTCTTTTTTAATATTTTCAGTTAAATTTTTGGATTTTTTTACATATTGTATTTGCTCATTCATTCTTTTTACCATACTGTTTAAATCATTTTGCATTCTTGCCATAAGAATATTATAAATCGTCGGGTCCTTATTCCTTTTTATATTTTGAATATTTTTTACAAATCCACACAATACCAAATTATTGGAATATCTATTATTAAAAAATGTATGCACTTGTATAATTTTGTTTAATATATTTTTGAATGTTGGTTTTATATGTGCATATTTTAAATATTTATACATGATCCGATATTCCGATGCGGATGAATATGAAATATTTTGCCCAACAATATATTTTGACATTTTATCGCTTTTTTTGTATACAAATGGATGTATTCTTGTGTTCAAATTAAAATAATTAGAAATACCTTCTTGTACAATATTACTATAATATTTTAATTTGTATTTCTCCTGATCCTCTGTTGAATATGATTTATTATTCTTATAATATTTTATTTTTTTCACAAATAGTCTGCATTCAGTACTTCGTGATGGTGCATATATTTGACTATAAATCGTACCATCTAAATACAAATACCATATGCTTCTATTTGTGTGCTTTTCATTATTCATTTTGAATATCGTTTTATCACCATATTCTTTTTGTAAATCATTATCAATAAAGTCTATTTCTTCTGGTTTTTCTTTATAAAAAAATGTTCGAAACTTAAGCAACATAAATTCTGCATTCATCATTATTCCCCATTTTTGTTGTTTTTGCATATCTTCAAATATGTTAACTTCACGAATATACTCATCCTCGTCGCTCACTCTGATATCAGAAATATATAATATTTTTCGCCCATTAGCAATCTCCAATACTTCCTTCACTGTATCATCGCTAAACCATCCATTTACTCCTGTTTTAATGATTATTTGTTCATCTTCTTCAATATCAAATTTTAATGGATCATATAATAACATATGCATTTTGGGAAAAAACATTTTTATAAACAAATGTTTTAACCGAAATCCTGGTTGAGCACCAATGTATACAACTAAACACTCATCAATATTTATATATTTTGATACTGCTACCATAAATTCCAATTCACTATAGAATAATTTCATTGCACCCCAATGACAATTTCCAAGAACAGGCTTTATTTGTTTGTGAAAATATTCGACAGATTCTTCCTCTGTATATTGTTCTTTTTTTGTTTTATTGTATACATATGGCAATTTAGGATCAGACTTTCTTATTATTCTTGAAAAATGTAACTTATTATTCATTATTATAGTAATATGATAATAAAAATATATAACAATAAAAATATACTTAATCATTTGCTTTTATATTCAAAGTAATCACCATTAAATCAATTATCATTTGCAATGTTTTTTATTATGACAATATTATATTGTTATACTATTTGCTATTTCAATGACATTTTTTGTTATATAAGAATTAATTTGTGCATATGATGTATTTGCGATTGTTAAAACATCTGAATACATAATTCTTTTTTTTTCAGTGCTAGCCATCCAGGAATCTCTTGATATTTTTATAACATTGATTTTTTCGTTTTTATAACCCATTGATCCCATGTGCATTGTATTTAAAAAATATCCTTTGTATAATGATATCATAATTCTTTTTTTTAAACTTTGTTTTTTCAATTCTGTAATTTTTTGATTGTCTTCTAAATTATCCACATAATTTTTATTTTCCGGATCTTCCATATATACTTTAATTTTTTGTATACAATCATTTTTTGCTTTTTTGTAATAATTATTTATTTTCTCCAATATATTTTTTTTTAAAAAATTTTCTTGCAACCATTCATTTAATTTTTCTTCTGATTTTTTTTTCAAATGGCGATATTTTAAAAATATTTTAAGTAGTGTATAGTGATCACTATTTTTCTTCGCAAGATTGTTTTTTATATTATCAAATTTTTTTATTTTTTTAATGTCTGTTTCATTTTTATCAAAGGAGAATAATTCTCCAATATTATATTTAATTGTATCGACAATTATCAATATCATTAAAACCTCTTTTGATACATTGAGAATATATCCAGCATATACTGCTATTGATTGCATTGGTTCCAATGGTATTGAATTAGCAAATAATCCAAATTTTGTTATTTTATTATTTTCAATTAAACCGAGTTTTAGCAACATAATTCTTGCACTGTTGATATAGTCTTGTGTCGGTGGTTCAATAAATTCAAGCAATATTTGTTCCAATTTATCAAACGTTTGTATTGTTTCCCATGCTAATAATGATAGGCATTCTGTGTAAATATTACTTGTTTGAATTGCTGGTTTTGGAAATTTTAAAAGTTTATCATACGTCTGTGGTGTATACAAATGGTAACATATCCCATGTCCCGTTCTACCAGTGCGTCCACAACGTTGCTTTATTTGAGCTTGTGATACCATTCGTTTTTCAATAACTTTTGAGTTTTTTTTTGGATCATAATAACTTGTGTTTTCATAACCTGAATCAATCACATATTTTATCCCATCAATTGTCAATGATGATTCTGCAACATTCGTTGCGATAATAATTTTTCTTTTTTTGTTAAATTTAGTCTTATATAAATCTTTATCAACAGCCAAATTTTCTTTTTCCAATGTCATGCCAGCGTATACTTCTATACAAAAACTATTGTTGTCTATAATTTTATAACAACTATTGAAAGTTTCAGCAACATTGGGAACAAAAAATAAAATATCTCCTTCTGTTGTTGTTTTAATTATTTCTTTTATTTGATTCAATCCTTCTTCAAGATAATTGGATTTATCTACTTTTGTATACACATTGGAAATTGGAAAATTCGTCCTGCCAAATATGTTCATGGAAAGATATTTAAGTCCTTTGAAATATTCTGAAAATATCGTTTCATCTATTGTTGCTGACATGATGATCAACTTAAAATCTGATCGTTTCAAACATACTTGTTTCAATAAATACAATAAAAAATCAGTTTGTGTTCGTCGTTCATGAGCTTCATCGACTATAACAGCATTGAATTCTTTTAATTCTGGATCATTTAATAACATTGAAACAAGTGTCCCATCAGTTGTATACAATAATTTGGTTTTATCTTTGTCGTAGTTTTTTTCGGCGCGATGTTTATATCCCACTTCTTTTCCTAATTCAACATCCAATGTTTTTGCCGCAAATTCAGCACTGGATTTCGCCAATATTTGTTTTGGTAAAATAATAGCTATTTTTGCATTATAATTAAATGCATGCAATGTATACTTTGGAATCAAAACAGTTTTACCAGAACCAGTACCCGATATAACAAGAATGACATTATTGTCAGTTATATCCTGAATTGATTTTTGTGGATTTTTATAAGCTGGATATTCTTTCCATTTTTTTGCCAATGTCTTATATTCCTCTGAATATTGTTTATTCGTCAATGGATTATCATTCTTTCCATCTGGATCAAGAATTCCTATCAAATTTGTCATGGTATATAAATTGTATTTTATATTGTTTTTTTACAATTATAATTTAATAACGAGTCAAAAAGAACCAAAACATATTCCTTTTGCATATATATAATGAGTAATAGTTCGCAATATAAAGATTATTCTGATTATTATGATAGTTCTGATAGTTCAGATAGTGATAATAGTGACAGCATTACTATTGTTAAAAAAAAAAGTTTTGTGTGTAAAATGAAAGAAAACTCATCATTGGTTATTGCTATTTTGTGTTTAATGCTTTTTATCGTCATAGCAATTTATTTGTATTTTACCGGCAAAATTGAATTGAAATTTTAATCATCAATAGTAATACATCCCGTATATTGTAAAATTAAATGTAATGCACTTCCACAAAATGCAAATCCCAATGCACATGCACATTCCATATAGGATGGAGGCTCATCATTCGTAATATAATTTCTAACTATAAATGGTAATGCTGGTATAAACATCGAACTAATCATAATTTCAATCAAAAAAGCAAATTTATTATTTTTCGTTATTGGTTCTTTTTTAATATTAATATAATCATTATCTAATTCATTTGTTTTTTCACTATCACTATCATTATCATTATCATTATCATTATTTCCATAAGGAAATGGCAATTGAATATGATTTTTATGTGATTTTGGTTCCAGCCACATAATTTTTTGATAGTCGACTGAAAAATGAATTGCTTTGTTATTTACAATGTATATTATAATTGTAAATGTCATACAGATTGCTATTAATATTGCTATACCAATCAATGTGTATAATAATGATGTAACAAATGGATCTGAATTCATTTGGTACAATACAAACAATGATTTACCCAATGGAGACAAATTTGATACACCACTCAATATACCATATTCATCGTCATTGTTAGTAATTTTCGTTTGATGTAAAAATCTATTTAAACCAGAAGCTTCCGATGATATTTCAAACAATCCAAATATTAAACCAACAGTAAATATTGCACATTTGTGATTGTTTATTGTTTTCCAATTTATACCATTTCGTGAAAACATAACACATACGATTGATACAGCACCACACAATGATGTAAATAAAATAGTCATACAATATCTCGTCACTTGTACTTTATTGCCACCAAAAATAGTATTTGCTCCTTTTACCTTTTGATAACGAAACTGATAAATAACGGTTATTAATGACATGAGCATAATAATTCCCACTTTTAGCAAAAATACAATCCATAGTATCATATTTCTTGCTCTGTATGTTTCTAAAATTTTTGCTCTGTTTTCGCTATTGTAAATATAATAACGCTTGTACTTTTCAACTTCGATATTTTCTAATTTTTCTTTATCACCGCCAGTTATCAATACGTGATACAAAACCATCATAGCAAATACAATCGTACAAAATATAATGATAAATACAATTACGCTTATTGCAATTTTAAATTTTACATGTTCATCATTTTGTGCAGAATCACTCCATAAAGTTTTCACACTCGCATATGAATCAAGAAAATCATCTTTTGTATAAACTGAATTATTTATTAAATATCGCACCATTTCATCCACAAACGGAATGCAATTGTATCTATCACAACTCAAACTAATATTTGCCATTTTTATTCAATTTGTTATTTTTTTGTTGTATGAATCCAATAATTTATTATTTATTATTTCAATTTTTATTACACAATCCCGAAATATTTTTATCAAATTCATATGAGTAAATATAATTTGTTTGAAGTTCTTGATATTGCAGTATACAAGCATCGTTTCATTTCATTTTCATTTGCATTTTTTATAATATCATTCATATCAACATAAACATTATAAAACGTTGAACCTTGACCTTTATGACATGTTATACTGTATCCATAATTAACATTTGCAAATGGTTGCACATATAGTTTATGATAATCTTTCCATAATTGTTTTATGATGTGATTCTCTATGAATTGCATTTTTGCTTTATATTTGGTGGCAAGGATCCCTCTTAATTTTTTTATCAGTGTTACGACCTTTTCACAATTAGAAGTATACAAATTTTTTTCTTGATCATCTATAACATATAACGTTGACAAATCATCACTTTTACTTGAAATACGTTTGACCATCAATTTCCAACATTTTATTGTTGATGTTGTTTGTTCATTTATTGCTTCAATAGTTTTTTTATAATATTGATCATATGATTTCGCATTTTCCAATACTTGCGCTTTTTTATTGATTGAATCTGGAAATTTATCTATTTGTTTTTCAATCATTTCGATTTGAATAATTTTTATTTGTTCTGATGTGTAAAATTTATTGCTTGTTGCCACTTTATCATCTTTTATATTGTAATATCCACCAAGAATTAATATATCGCCAATTTCGAAGCGCTTTATTGTTTTGTTGTCCTTAAAAATTATGTTTCTTGCTTCATTATTATATTTATCACATTGTTTATTTGTCCATGTCAATATTATACTATCTTTTTCATTTTCACAATCTTTCAAAAAATTTTTAAACCATTTTGATTCCAATTTTTCTGATCCTTGTTGGTGCATAAAAACTTGACAATCTACTCCATCTACAAATTTCTTAAAATTTTTATCCTTTGAAAAATTTAATGTCCAATTGCGTATTGTGTTGCAAATGCCAAGAACATTTGATGATTTGCTTCGAACAACTTGACTCATTGTATAATGATCCATTGCTATAATTTCCGCCATTAGAATATCATATTTTGTTTTCAATTGAGTAATTTTAATATCGTTAAAAACGTTTCCATTTTTTTTTCCATTTTCAATAAATTCTTGTGTAAATCCAAAACAAGACAAGTATATATCGAATGGAAAATTATCTGTGTGTTTTGAAAAAATTATGCTATTTTTTTCATTCACTGGTGGTAATTGTGCCGTGTCTCCTGTAAATACTATTTTTACATCTTTTTTATTTTCTCTTATTTCTGAAAATATAATATCAATCATTTGAGCTGGTAACATCGAACATTCATCAACAACAATCATACCATATTTCCAAAAATCGCACTCTTTATTTCTCTTGAATATCAATTCACCTTCATTATTAAAATCCGATTCAAAATTCAATAGTTTGTGTGTTGTTTCGAATTCTATTAATATTCCATATTCATATAATTTCCAAATCATATCCCCAAAATTCACACTTTCATGAGGTATTTTTCCCGTATACAATTCATAAATTTCCTTAAGAGATTTTTCAAATTTTCCCTTCATAACATCCACTGCTTTATTCGTTGGTGCTGTAAATGCTACAGATTTTATTAATTTTTTTTTTAGTAAATATGATACTATTTCTATTAAAGTTGTTGTTTTGCCTGTCCCGGAGTATCCATACAAACCAAACATTTTTGTATCGTCAATTAAAAAATTAATAAATTTATTTGATGCTATTAATTGGTCATTTGTAAATTCAAATCCATCAATTTTAATATTTTTTATTTTAAGATTATTATCATCTATAATAAAAATATTAGGATATATTTTTAGACATAAATTTTTTAATACTGTGTTGCCAATTTTATTTATTACGTCAATAAAATATTTGGCTTTTACTAATTCTCCCTGATATGTAACACATAAATTCTTTTCATTATCATTTCCATATTCTAATATCGCAAGTTCCGATTTATATGCTTTTATGGTTTTTTGTTCTTCCGTATCTTCATTCCAGTCAAAAAACATGGTTAATTATCATGTTCAATATTGTTATTATTTTATGTCATTTTTTCATTTTTTATTTTTGAATAAAAAATGAAAATGAACAGCAACAAAAAATAAAAATAATAAAAAAATACTACAGTTGGCGTTTGGACAACTGTTTTGCTTTTGCTTTTTTCCTTTCTTCTCGTCGTGCACTTTCTTCCCAATCATCCTCATCAACAGGCTTTTTAGCTTGAACTGGAACTGGAGCTGGAGCTGGGACGATTTCAGCTGTGATCTCAAGATCCGAAAAGTTTTCAACGTTGTAGAACTTTGTGTTTTCATCAATAGAAGCAGTGCGCGCAAGATAAACATCTATACAATGTTCGCTTCGAGATGCACCTAAAAAAGTACATCCTTGAAAAATGATCGGCTTTGGCGCTTGTGATTCTGCTGGCAACTCGGAAAGCGCTCGGAAAGGATCGATTTTCTGCACGTTTTCACGCGAAAAATTCTTTATCCTTTCCAACGTTTGAGCTGATGCAAAAACGTTGCAGGTGTTTCCGTTTCTACCAAAACGACCGACAAGTTGATGAAGATCGCTGTCAGATAGCATCGCTGCAAAATCATCCAAAACAACAACATCCTTTATTGTTTCAGAAAGATCCAATCCAACAAATGGCGAGTTTGGATCACAAAGACCCACGTTGGTGATGTTAAAGACATTTTGCTTTTTTTCTAGATCTTGAAAAACTTTTTGGATGTCCAGCTCCGATTTCAATATTATCGTGATTCCACAAGCTTCCCTAATTGATAGGGCACCACCTGTGTAATCTCGATAATCATTAAAAGCCGGATTTTCACCCCCCCACAAGATACGATGCTGTAGTGTGTTGATCCAATATTTTCCGTCGTAATTGTAATAATCCGGATTGAATCCATCTTTGCTTCCTTGTTTTTTGGAGTTTGGACAACTTCTTGGAGGATCTTTTACCAACTCATTGATCATTAAAGATTCAAGTGCGCGAGGATTTGAAGTGAAAATGAATGATCCTCTTCGACAGTATGATGCTTTGCAAGTAGCAAACTTTGCTGGATCAAAATCCAATACAATGTACACATGAGATATGTACGCACCAGATGCACTGAACTCCATGATTTTTCCACCTTGAAATCGTGAAGCAAACAACGCTTCGAGCGTTTGAGAACGCTGTAGTGTGGCTGACGAAAGAATTGTTCGCGGAAGTGAATTCGCCAACAAGGAAATCGTTGAAACATCATTGGATGTCGATGGATCATCAAAGAACAAGACAAAGCGCTCTTTGTCGGAAGGTGACAAGGATGAAATAAAATCGCGTGCGCTTGACGGATCTGCGATGAAAATGATAGGAGTACCGCTCATTTCCTTATTGATTTTCGGACGGTGGCACACAACATTGTTACCGATAGTCAACACTTTGCAACAAGGAATGGCTCCTTCTTTCCATGTGGCACAGTTTGACTCCATCTGCTGAATGACGAGATTGTAGCTCGACACAAACAAAATTCGATTGTGCATACCTTTCTTCCGAATATCATCAGCAATCTTGAGCACTGTGTAGGTCTTTCCAGATCCAACCGGGGCAGTGTAGTACAACAAGAAAGGCATTGCGAGCATTGCAAAAAATGACGCGATGAAGTTGCGTTGATGACTCCACACTGATTCATCGGTTTTTTCTTGGGTCTCTGATGTAACACAAAAGCCACGATTGTCAGGTGCACGTCGTGGCTTTTGTTTTTTGGTGTCTTTTGGCATGCCCAAACTTGAGATTTTGAGATTTAAGAGAGCTTGAGAGTTTTGAGAGCAAAGGACAAAGCAAAAAGCTTTGTTTTCAATAAAGGACAGAAACTGTTTCTTTTATAGCGTTAGTTAATAAAAAAAGGATATTAATGGAGATTGTAAGATGTTGTTATTTTTCAATTTTTTTTTTGAACTCACTAATTTTCATTATTTTCACATTTAATTCCGATGCTTTAACAAATTTGCTTGTTGATGTATCAGCATCATCCGCATGCACTAAAATCGTTGTTTTTGATGAAACTGATGATCCAATTTTACCGCCATTCGATATTATAAATTTTTCTAATTCTGGATCTCGTGCACCAGTAAACACAATAATTTGATCTTTAAATTTATCTCCCGTGACTTTGGAACAAACTTTGTCAAATCGCGATAAATCTTTTATTTTTGCAATATTATTATAAAATTTTAAAAAATTGTCAAAATTTGAAACAAATAATTCAGCCGTTGTATTACTAAAACCAGGAACCAATAAAATTTTATCCAACAATCCTTTGGTCGGGTCCTTCAAAAGGGTTGGATACATTTCCAATATTTCAGCAATTTTCCTCGACCCCAATCCTCTTCCAAGCTTATTTGATGCCGCCATAAAAGTTTCTAATGTCATTTCCGCAAATGCTCTGTCAATTTCAACAAAAATTTTATCAACCATTTTTTTTCCCAATCCATCAATCATATACATGCTATCTTTTTTAGCAGTAAGTATACTTTCTATTGTTGTGTAATTATTTTCCACCAGTTTTGTTATTATCCCTTCGCTCAAATATTTTACTCCAATTGTTGTAAAAAAATGCAACAATATTTTTACCGTCATGATTTGCATTCCGTTCGTATCCGTTTCATCCTTTAAAATCAAATCCACACCTGTGCTGTTCCATTTGTATGGAAATGATGGCATTTGTGGTTCTTTTGATGGTTTAACAATTTCGTGAATATATGGTATAACATCACCACTTCTAATAATTTTTATTACTGTTCCTTTATTGATTTTATTATCCGAGACAAATTTTGCATTGAAAGCAGTGACATATGTTATCGTTGTACCAACCAAATCTACCGGCTTAATTCTTATTTTGGGTTTTAAATATCCATCTTTTGATGGATCCCATAACACTTCCTCAACTGTTGTCTCTGCAATTTGATCATCTAAAATCATTTTAAATGCAAATTCATGATCATTATATCCTCCAGAATGTGGATATACCATAGAACAATCTATGCAAACAATACCATCTATTTCATATTCAGTTACATTTTTACGTTCCATGAGATATTTTTTTAATATATCTTCGGATAGCTCATTCGTAAATTTATACGCTACTGATTCAAATCCCCATTCATTTAATAGTTCCATTTGCTTTTCATAACTAAAACGCGGATTCAATATGGCATATGGAACAAAATCCGTCACTTTTGCAACATCAATATCGATAGTTTTTGAGTTTATCAATCCTGCCACCGCATTTCGCGCATTTTTCATTTTACCTTTTATTTTCAAAAATTGGTCCTTGGAAATAATCATTTCACCCCGTATACTTGTTCCATTTGGTATACTATCAATATTTTTTTTTGATGTGACATATTTGAGCAAATGGGATATGTCTTGTCCCTCTATACCATCACCTCTTGAAAACATAAATATTTTCCCAGAATTATTTTTGTAAATTTGAGCTGATGCACCATCTAATTTATCAGATAAAAAATATTTACCTTTGTATTTTTTCATCCACCCAGACAACGTATTTTTATCTGGTTTGATTTTTATTAAACTTCCCATTTCAAACGGTAGTTTAACTTTTTCTTTGATGATTTTTATTGGTGCACCAACATTTTTAAAATAACAATTTTTTGGGTCCCTTTCTTTCAAAACATCAAACATTACATCATATATTTTATCAGATACCAAGCTTTCTCCTGTGTTGTAGTATGCATCTGAAAATTTTGTCAGAAGTTTTACTAAATCATCGATTGATAAATTTTCAGCATATTTTTTTGGATCCTTGTTTATATCCATTAAATCAAAATAAAATTTACTTTTTATGTATTGGAGTCCAAATTATTCATTCTAAAAATCAATTTTTTCAAAAAATGATTCACGTATACTCATCATATAATATAAATGATAATGTATCTCTTTCTATACATTTTTCAGGAATTTTATAATTCTTTGTGAATTTTTTGTTCAAATCAAAAAAACATGCATTTATTGATGTTTGTATTGTTATTTTTTTCTCCATTTTTTTTATATTTTTTTGTTGTGATTTCTTTTGTTTGCATGATGAATCGCTGTTATCAGTACATTTTATTGTATTACATAATTTCGTATTATTGATGTTTGAATTGTGATATGCCTTATGATCAAATGATGCAGAATTTACATTTTCGATAATATTCATAAAAACCATAAAAGTTATATTTTTATAATATGTTTATATATTTAACAAAAAAATATCAATTTTTTATTTTTTTCCTCTTTTAGCCGTTGTTTTTTTTGGCATTTTTTCATCATCAGAAATATCTCGCTTTGTTTCTTTTTCTTCAGAATCAGAATTTTGCTTAACACTTGATTTTTTTTTTTTATCATTTTTTTTAACTTCTGACTCTTTTTTTATTTCTTCATTGTTTTCATCCTTTGTTTCTTTAGTTTCTTTAGTTTCTTTATTTTCTTTAGTTTCTTTAGTTTCTTTAGTATCTTTTGTTTCTTCATAATCATTTTTTTTATTTTTTTGATAAGTTGCATAACACTCTGCCAAAATAGGATTGAGTGATCCAGCAATATTTTGAAGATTGTGTATTGTTGATGTTATGGTGAGATAATAATCCCTCAATTTCTCAAAATTATTAAAATCAACTGTTTTTGTTGTTTCAAAATTTTTTATTTCATCATGTATATCTGTCAACAATACCTCAAATTTTGATTGAACTTTTTCTACATCAGAGTTATCACTTTTGATAAACATTGACATATATGATTTAAGATTATCCACATCTTCTTGCGGTACTACACTTTCTTTTCCTTTTGTTTCTGGTACTTTTTTTTTTATCGTTTTTGACATTTTTTTTGGTTGGTTGTTTTATTTGTATTATATATACAAATATATAAATTAAAATTCAATTTTTTCCTGATGGCATAATATATATCAATGAAATCAATGGACATATTGGTATTCTCACTTATCATATTTGCCATTATATTATTTTTCTTTTTTGATCCGAATACAAAATATCAAAATAATGATGATTATCATTATAAAAAGAATAATAAAAATAACACAAACAATAATTTAAACAATAATTTAAACAATAATTTAAACAATAATTCAAATGATTCATATAATATTGAAAAAAATAAGATTATAACAAGCGAAAATACTTCGCAAAGAATTCATCCACAAATATTTGTTCATAATGGAGACACATATTCAGAACAATATGATACAAAAACGCTCAAATGCATAAATAATTTATTGGATATCACAGAAGGCAAATTGACAAAACCAAAATATATAATTTATTAATAATCATTCTCATCGAACATTTCTATTTCTGTATCCAATTCTTCTTGCTGCCTTTCTTTATCATAATCAGTTGATATTTTTTTTATTTTTTTATTATTTTTATGCGAATCGACAGAATCATTCGAGTCTGTATCGCTCAAATCATCCAAATCATTTTTATCATTATCCATTTTTAATAATTGTGTATGATTATTAATCATTGTATAATCCAAAATCATTATGATTATAACAATTGTTGTGGTTATAACGAAATTATCATTATCATTCATTATTTTTAAATATTTAATAAAGGCAAACAATGTAAATAACAATATTAAATATTTAATAACAGGTTGATATTTATATTCCATATTTATAAATAATAACAAGAAAAAAAGAATAAATATTATAATTTATATTTAACAAGCTCAAGCATACATAGACATGTGACTCTCATCTTCCTTTTTTTTATTTTCAATGAATTTTATAAGTCCGGATTTGAGGTCACCAATGGATAATTTACCTTTATGGCTCGGATTTATTCCTATTGTTCGTCTGGAATGTGAAAATTGACATTTTTTTAAAAAATTTTCAACATCACCACCAAAATTCGCAAAATTTGTTTTATTTTTTTGGAAAAAATTTTCCAAATATTCATCTGTCAATTCATTGTAAATTTTCCATTTTGATTTTTTGACCTTATCTTTAAAAATCTCGGATAATTCTTTTGCTGAATATTTATCAACAACAAATCTGAATGGAAAACGTCTTTCAAGCCCCGGATTCACTGCAAAGAAAAACTTGTTCAATTGTTCAGAATAACCTGCTATTATCACAATTAATTTTTTCTTGTTCTCTGACAAATTAAAATTAAGAGTATCCATACACTCTTTTCCATATGGATCCTTACTATGATCCATACCAAGCGCATATGCTTCATCAATAAACAATACACCACCATCCGCTTCATCAATTACAGATTGTGTCATGTGTCTTGTAGCTCCAATATGTTCACCAATGAGATCTGTCGCTTTCACATATTTAAATTTACTTGATGGAATAATATCCAATGCTGCATAAATTTGTGCCAATATTTTTCCCAATTTTGTTTTTCCAACACCTGGCGGTCCTTCAATTGTCGAATGAAGCATGTTTTGGTTTTTTTTCTCAAAACCTTGTAAATAATAAATTATCATGTCAAAAATTTGATCCTTAACATGTTTAAGACCAATCATTCGGTTTAATTTTTTTAATGGATCTATTAATTTGCATACAGTTTCAATATTTACACTATACTTTTTTCCATTCAATTCATATGGAACATTAAAATCATTTTTATTTGTTGCATCTTTGTTTTTATCCTGCGCATTTATTTTTAATTCTTTTGAATTTTGTTTAGTTTTTTCTTTTGAATTTTGCTTTGTTTCCTGCACTTGCAAAAAATATTTTTCTCCAAGCAAAATCAAATCATTCACAGATTCAATTTTGTCAGTAAAACAAACAAAATTTTCATCACTTTTTTCATCATCATTTTCATCCCTTATTTGAAAATTTTCATCATATTCATCATCAGAATCTTTATCATTATCAACTTCCTTTTTTTTGAACATATTTTGCAATCCCATCATTAGAGCTTCTACCGGGTTAAACTTACTATCTTGATTCATTTTTATCACAAATCCTTGTGGTTTATTGTCATTTGAATCAAATACTGATTGTATATTTTCTTGTTCCTTGTTTTTCTCCTTTTTCTTTTCTTTTTCCTTTTTCTTTTCTTTTTCCTTTTCCTTTTCTTTTTTCTTTTCCTTTTCCTTTTCTTTTTCTTTTTCTTTTTCTTTTTCTTTTTCTTTTTTTGATTGTTCGTTATTTTTACTATTTTTTGTTTTTTTATATTCCGCAATATTTCTTTCAATTTCCGCATTTTTTTCCTTTTTGCCTTCCAATAATATTTTTTCCCGATTCAATTCACTTTTTAAATCTTCAACCAATTCATCATCTTCGCAATCATCGTCATCACAATCATCGTCATCACAATCATCGTCATCACAATCATCGTCATCACAATCATCATCTTCATTATCATCTTCATTATCATCTTCATTATCATCTTCATTATCATCTTCATTATCATCTTCATTATCATCTTCATTATCATCTTCATCATCTTCATTATCATCATTATCATCATTATCATCATTATCATCTTCATCATCTTCATTATCAATTTCATTATCATTAGAATTAGCACTATCTTCGTCCTTTTTAATTTTTTTTCCTGTAACATATAAATTCTGCAAATCTTCTGATTCATAATCATCATAATTTTCTTCGTCATTATCATTATCTATTTCATTACATATAATTTCCGTCATTATGTTTTCCATATTGTCGTATACTTTATTAATTTTTTCGTCCATTGTATTGATTTTTTTTTCCATTCCATCTATTTTATTTATCATATTATTAAGATCTTCGGTATCTTCCAGTATTATTAAACTTTGTTCTATGTCATCAAGTTTATTTTGAATTACATTGAATTTTGAATCCATGAGTGCAAATTTATCTGTGAGTACTGTCATTTTATCGCATAACACATGGAGATATTTAAACACAATATCAGCGTTTTTATCGGATGATTCATTTAATACGTATCCATTGATTGTTTTATCGCTGTCAGTATTTTTGTTCATAAAACGTTTTTGCATCATTTATATTATTAGCATTATATAGGATTTTCTTTAAGCTTGTGATATGAAAATCAATTTTTATTCATTGCTTAAAGAAAAGCCAATATGTATAGTTATACAATGATAGAATATAAATTTAACGATTTGTCGAGTGGTACATGTTGTGATGGAAAAAGTAAATTTCTTGATAATTTATTGGAACTAATAAATATGCATATTAATGGTCGCAACATTGTACTGAATATTTTTTATAAAACGACCGAAACCAAATTTAATACTCACGAAATTTATTTTTGTGATTATTTGACATTGAAAATCAATGGTATGTTATTTGATCTCTGTAATATTGATGCATTGAATTTAGTGTTGTCAATGATTGATATTGAACCAAATTTTTATTTGTACCAGGAAATTACAAGAATTATTTGGAAAGAAGCACACAATGGCTCTCGAGTGAATAAAAAAATAACCATTGATTCGCAAGTTTTACATAATAATAATATTAATGACAATAATGTTAATGACAATGACAATGTCAATGATGATGATAATGATGAAATGAATAGAATTCTTGGAATTGATAATGAAAATGCAAAGACGATAGAACAAAATAATATAAATGAAACAAATGATAATGAAAAAAAAAGAATATTTAGACCTGTTACGCAAGAAATATTTAATAGAGAAATTTACACATATGAAAAAATATTGGAAAGCACGCTCGAGCATAATAATGGTATTATTGATTTAAATAATTTACCGGTTTTGTTTGCATCAAAATTTCCTATTTATCTTTGGATGAATGGAAAAGATTTACAAGGCAATCAAATAAATAAAAATATGTTGCGAACAAATAATTCTCATGATGTTTTCAATATGTTATACAGATCGTTATATGATGATGATTATGAATTACCTGATGATGATGAAAAATTACAAATTATCAATGATTTTAATAATTTTTTACCAAGTGATTTTAATTCTGAGACGGTTGATGAAATTATGCATAAAATGAATACCAAAAGTGAAAAAACAAATGAAGAATATGAGGTATTTCGCAATTATCGCACAGCAGAATCAGGGATTAATTAACCACAAAATTTTTTTGCGTTTGTTGTTATACTAAAATATATTTATTTAATATAACATGAGTTTGAGCGATTCCGACATTTCTGAATGCAATTCATCACTGGAATTTAAAACAATAAAAAATAGATATTTGATCTTAAATAAACTAGGCAAAGGGGGGTATGCCACTGTTTATTTAGCATATGATGTTGTTGATAATAAATATTATGCAATAAAAATAAGTTCTGATGAGCATGATTATAATGTGTGCATAAATGAAACTAAAGCTTTCCAATTATTGAAAACAATCAAAAATCCCAACATAATAGATATGATTTGTTCATTTGATTATGAATCAGAAGGAAATAAATATTGTTGTATTGTATTTGAATTAATGGGTTATTCGCTTGGTTCATTTATAAAAGAGCATGGAGCAATACATCCTGATATTTTAATGCTATATACCAAACAAATATTGTCGGCATTAAATATTCTCCATAAAAATAATATCACTCATGGTGATGTCACACCGGAAAATATATTGTTAAATTTATTGCCAAAAAAAATGGAATCAATGATGAAAGATTTGGATATTAAAAAAAGAATTGAAAATTATGTAAAAAAAATAAATATAACATGCGCACAAACTAATAAAAAAGTATCATTATCGCAAAAACAAACAAAAAAAACATTATTAGTTAATGACATTGATGTTTTGTTTCTGCAAAAAAACAAAAATATTTTGATCGAAATGATGTCAGAAATTGGTCAAATAGTGAGAAAATATTATTCATTAATGCAAGTTGACAATAATACGGACACTTTATCATATGAATCAGAAAATTCCGTTGATTCTGATAATGAAACAATTAGTAATTTATGTTCCCTCTCATCACAATATGATAGTTATAATGATAGTGAGAGTGATAGTGAAAATGAAGAAATCACACAAAATAATAATGTTGATGACATTAATGAAATTGAACGATTGAAATCAGCAATTGTAAAATTATCTGACATGGGCAATTGCATAATCAATGGTGTCAAAAAAAAGAAACGTGCGCAAACATGTTATTATATGTCGCCAGAAATTTTATTGAGGCTCGATCATGGTTGGGAATGTGATATGTGGGCTTTGGGATGCACAATTTATGAATTATTGACAAATAAACTTTTATTCGATATAGATAATTATGACAAATACAATGGCAACATAGATAGATTGCATCTATATTTGATCACAAAAACAATTGGTGAAATACCAACCGAATTGATAAGAGCAAGTAAATATCGCGATATTTTTTACACGAACGATATGAAAAATATTAAGGGCATAAAACATATTGAAGGAGAAAATCATAATATTTATAATTTTTCACAAAAAAATAATTTTTTTTTACATCTTCTTCCAATGTTGCTAAAAACAAATCCAAGAGAACGAATTTCCGCAGAAAAAATTTTGGTTTCAATCAACGAACTGTGCACAACTGCAAATGCGAATTAGTAACGGTTGCCAATGATCTGGATTGATTGCCAAAAGATATTTTGATTTTAGAATCAAAATTTGAACTATTATTTGAAAGTAACGGGAAAGTTTGTAAACTTTTTTGTTGCGCGCTAAATAATACTCCCGATTGTTCTATTCCTCTTTTAAATCTATTTTCATCTGCAGTTGATCCAGATGGTCTATTAAATGATAAGTAAGGCATTGTGTTGTTACTAAGAGGGATATTATGTTATTATATTCAGAATTTAATGAGTTTCACAACAAATATAGTTTTTCAACTTTTTTATTTTTCAATTTTTTCACCAAAAACAATAAATAATATGACATAAATAATATAATAATATAAATATAATGAACAATAACAATATAGCATATAATGCACAAGGTGAATTAATTGTCAATAATGAATTTAATGATATTTGTGACGATTCTGAAATTGAATTGCCCAGTATTGATTCCAAAACGACTGATATTAATTATGCTAAATACAAAGGCAAAGTTGTCGTTTTGGTTGATTCAAACAATCCATGGTATTTAAACACTGATAACACTATACAACTTCAGCCAAAAACTGCAAATCCAGTATTGTATCCGACAAATTCAATTATCAATGATCCTATCGCACATGCACAATATACAAATGAACACTTCGAAAACACTAGTGATAATTCAATTGAATCATCCGATAAAAATAACATGCAAACAATAATATTAATTTTATTATTTATTGCTTTTTTATTAATTATTTATAAATTTTATAAAAAGAATGATTGTGTCTATTAATTTTTACTTCTATCATTCTCAACAAATAAATTTCTTTCAACATTATATATTTTTATTCCTGATGAATATGTATCAATCTTCTTTCTATTGTACAAATATGATATTGGATCGAATATATAATAATCATTTCGAAATGGATTATTATCGCCAAATATGATATCAAGCTTGGGCATTAAAAATTCTACCAAATAACATTTTGCTTCCACTAGCCATATATAAAAATCAGCAACATTATCATTTTTTTTATACAATTCCAAATATTCTTTTTCGTATACTTGATACAATTCCCCATCTTCCTTGTTGATTAAAGAATTCAACGATGTTTTTTTTAAAATATCCAAATCATAATATGAAAATTTTGGAAACAATTCCTTGTTCAATATATTCATATCATCATATCGCTTTTTATTATGTAAAAAATAATTATATATATCGATACAATAACTACCCCCGTATATTTTTGCATAATTTATTTTTCCATCCCCAAATTCCTGATCATTTATTCTAATCGTATTATTTTCAACGATTTTTGTTAATGATGATACATAATTTGCATATATTATTATAGTATGAATGTCAAAATAATATGCTATCATTGAATATAAATTTATTAATTCTTCATTTGACACAACAGTATTTATATCAAATATATTATATTTGACATAATAATTAATTTGCATTTGTCTCTCTTTGTTGTCATTTTCACCAATTTCAATAAAAAATAATATAAAACCCTTGTGCAATGTATACATCGAAAATCCATTTTTTATTTTCATTGCATAAAATTTATTGTATACATTTGTCGAATCATACCATTCACAAAAAACAGTATATTGCGTATTATTCAATGTTATGTACATTTGTCCCATTTTATCAACAAAATCACTTTCAAAAATTTTTATTCTATTCATTAGATCCATACTAATATTTCTTTCTTGTTGTAAAAGATTTGGCAACATTTTTGTTTTTAATGCTTCTCTTCTTTGAAATATTATATTGCCATTTTCTATCCAATCAAATTCATATCTTGTCTTTATTTTTGATCCAAATTTAGAATCAGTATGGTAATAAACACAATCATTATCTTTTTTTTTTAATTTAAATTTGCTTTCTGGTGGAAATATAATTTCTTGCTCTTGAGGAAAATGTGATATTGTTTCCAAACACAATGCTACTCCTTTTTTATTTTTGGGTACATTGATTTTTAATAGTATAAACCCAAATTGAAACACATCAGAATTATAAAATGCATCTCTTGTTGTACTCATAAATCCCTTTTCTGTAAAAATATCACCAATTTTTAATGATCTTAAAAAATCATCATTTGCTATAAATCGATAAAATATATAATTTTTATCAAATGGTGGCGCATCCAATATCATTTCCCATACTGGTTTTATTAATGCTTCTATTGTTTCATTTTTTGTTTTATATAATGTTTTATCTCTCAAATATCGATTCATCATTGAACTTCCTTGTAATGTGTAATATTGCATCATTCCCAATCCAGATTTATCAAGCATATATTCCTTGTGAATTAATAAAACACTAAACGACATATCATTATCACGCACATTTTCGCATAATTTTTTTATTGTTTCATCAGTGATATTTGCTATATCTATGTCAGACTTTATTATTTCATTATTAAGCCCCATATTAATAATTTCCGATTGTTTAAAATATGGTTTTAAATGATAAAAATATGGGTGAAATGACGGTCGTTGACATGTTGTTATTTCCTTTCCAGTATATACAGAGTATTTATAAAAAACTCTAATATATGTATTGTACAATATATCAATATCAAAATAATCCATGAATAATATCATTAGATTTATTTTATTTGCTAATCGTTTATTCAAAGGATCCGTTATTGTTGTTTTTTTATTGGATTCTTGTATTTTTTTTAATTTACTTATTATTTTAATATCCGGAAAACGATAATGTTGATTTGTTATTCTTTCGTATACATTATTTTTGTTTATAAGATATATATTGTAAGAAAAAATATCGAACAATGGAACTTTATCTTCTATTTTTGATAATGATTGTTTCATTATCTGAATAATATCTTTTGCTTTGTGGGTATCTATTATTTTTTTTATTTTATCCTTCAATGTATACTTGTTTATTTCATCTTGGATTGGTAATCTATATTTTAAATAATATAATTTGTCAAGAGGATCATTTGAAACAATTTCTAATGATTTCTTATTATTGTTATAAAATATGTAATCCATAATATTCTATGTATCGATAATTTTTTATTTATTTGATACTCTCTTGTATGTAATAAAATCTTTCCTTTGTATACAATAAAATTTTTCTCTTGTATACAATAAAATTTTTCTTTTGTATACAATAAAATTTTTTATTATGCGACCATAAATAAATATTTTATAAATGGCAAATATAATAATGTCCCAAAATGGTAAAAAGCAATTTTTGGATCCCATATCGACAATAAGTAAAATAATATTATTGCATTTTTCAAATTCCAATACAAAATTAAGAATAATAGATCATGCTGTGCAATTAGTTGATAATACAATGGTCGAGAGTATAACAAGACGATGGTATGGTGATAGTAGAAATGATATGTGCGCGTTGTATCCAATATTTGTGCGTTTTGTGGAATTATATTTAATAAGTAAACAAAAGGAAAATAATTTTGATGAATCAGAATGTTATGATTCGTTGAAAAATATTGGTAAATACGCCATTGTGGGATTGCAGGAATTACAAAAAACATACGGATATGATAATGCTGTATTTACATTGCAATTTTATATTAATTTGATTGAATATGGTATTGAAAAAAAGTATACCGAAAAAATATTACCGACAAATTTAAAGGAATTGACAAAAAATAATTTGATTGATGATTCAAAAATACAAAAAATATGGGAAGATTCTCATATTATTGAACTTGGTAAAACATTTGAAAATTGTTTCAATGCGGAAAAAACAAATGATAAAATATTATTAAGCGCCAATATAAAAAAAATCATGGATATTTTAGAAATGCACGATAAAGAATTTAAAAAATTAATCGGTCCTGATATTGAATAATCATTCTAATAATCTCATTACAACCTGTATACATTTATCATGTATTATGTTTTTATTTTCGTCTTTTTTGTCATTTTCATATTATGATTTCATTTTTTTTTTACAAAAAAATATTATTTTTATTAATCGCTATCAGAATCATCTGTTTTCTTTTTTGCTTTTGTTGATTTTTTATCCGCTTTTGAATCAGCTTTTGCTTCCTTTTCTTTTTCTTTTTGTTTTTTTTCCTTTTCTGCTTTTTCTACTTTGACCGCTTCTTCAATTAATAAGGAAACTTCTTCATATTTCTTTGTCATTTTGCCGAGAAGACCTGGAGAACGTTCATACAAAAATTCTACTGCAGCCATGATGGCATCTTCTGACATTGTTCGTTTCTTTGCAAATGTTACCAAGCGATGAGTAAAATTTGTCAAAACAATACGATTGCGTTGAAGAACAAAGCACAAAAAGTTAAATCCATCATTTGTTAATCGAACTGTGGTATTATCAAGGCATCGAGTTTCAACATATGCGCGAATTTCATCTTGTTTTGTTACTTTTAATTGTGAGAAATAATCAGCCGAACTATCGTACAAAGCCAAGTATTGACCCAATACGCTGTTTAATTCTAGATCAGAACGAACCGAATCAAGAAGAACAGAAAGTGTTAATTCGTGCAATCCAGATTTTGATTTTGTTGCTTTTGGAAACGCTACTGTAACGACTGCCGCGCATAATACTTGTTCAACTGCTGATAATGCATATTGCGCTCCAGAAATATTCAGCGTACATTTTTTATCATCACCATCATCATCCTTAGCAATTTGTCGCACTTTTTTACCATCATCATTTTCTTCTGTTGTCATTTGATCAATTAAATATTTATCTGCTGACAAATATGTTTTGAGCCATCTTTTTCGTGTGTTGACATCAAAAATTAATCCAGCTCGTGTTGTATTTGCATTAACACCTTCTTTCTTTGATGATGTTTCTTTTGATTCTTCTTTTGTTGATTTAACATCTTCTTTTGATGTTTTCGTCTCCTTTTCTTTTGTTGATTTGGTTTCTTTTTCTTTTGTCGCTTTTGATTCTTTTTCTGGTTTAGCTTCTTTTTTTGGTTCATCATCATCATCAGTATCATTCTTTTTTGTTTCTTTTTTTGACTTTGATTCTTTTGGGACTGGTTTTACTTCTTTGTGATCCTCTTCACTATCGCTGTCCACAACTTTGGTTTCTTTTTTTGGTTTTGTTTCTTTTGGTTCATCATCTTTGAGATCCTTTTTGCTTGGTTTATTAACTGTTACTTTGCTCATTATATTTTTCGTTTTATTAACATACAGTTTATCATTATTATGATTCTTTTTCAATTTTTTTATATGGATATTATGTATTTGTGTAAAATCAAATACGCAATAAAAACAATAAAAAAATAAACTAATAATCAAAATCCGTAAATCTCGATTTTATGCCAATTACTTTTCCGTTTTCTATCGTCAATCCTCGCTTTTCTATTAAATAATCTTCAAAGTCGTGTTTGCTGTAATCGAATTTTGACGTTTGAGTATTTCTTACCCATGTTTTAAATTGCTTAAACAATTCCATCACTGATTCACTATTTTTTGTTTTATCTTCATCATTTGGTTCATATGTAACCTGTGTCAAAAAATCCAATAATATGTCGCTATCACGCTGATATTTTTCGGAAAATACTGTAACCTTTGCAGGTTCGCACAAGCCAAATTCAATATATTTTGGATAATATATATTCAATAACATCCACATAAATACTTGACTCCATTCACTCAATTTTTCTTCATCAAGACTTTTATCCCTCAAATAATAATGTTTAGTTTCATCAACCTTATCCGCAGAAACAAATTTACTTTCAAATGGTGAAACGCGAATACGCCGCCAAGTACCACCATCATCCGATGGAATTTTTGGCAATTTATTACAAATCAAAAATAATTTGAACATTGGAACAAACGAAAAAGGATCTCCAAAATTCTTTCTTGTTGTTATTTTATCACCACCAGTTAATCCTTTCATTTTACCCAATTGCAATGATGCATCACCTTCCGTTTCGTGAATTGCTACTGCTCGTTTGCCTTTCATATCTGCCAAAAATGGACTTGCATTATTCGGTCCACTTTCTCTCATTGTCAATACTGCAGCCGGTAAAATACCATAATATTCGCCCAGCGCCAACTCAAATAATTTAACCAGCACAGACTTTCCATTACCGCCTGATCCAGTGAATATTCTAAATGATTGATCACGATTTTTACCATCCAAACAACTCGCAAAATATCGCATGATATACTCTCTCATATCGTTTTCTGGTTGAATTTTATATATACATTCGTTGATTTCCCTTATTATTTTTTCTGATGGTTCTTTACCAATATAATTATAATCAAAACCAACCGACATGACAACACGATCATCCGGCTCACCATTTCTAAATGTCATTGTACGCAAATCAAATATTCCATTGTCAAATCCAAGTAAATATGGGTTTGCGTCCAATGATTCTTCAAAACGCCTATCATACATTTTTCTTGCGCACGTCTTTACTAATGTTGTTCCAGCTTTATGATCTTTTAATTTTCCAATTGTTGTGCCAAGTTTTGTAACTATTTTCATTGAACTATCATATGACATGCCAGCTTTTGATGATTTTTCTTTTTGAATATACAACATGCATTTGGCAAATTCTTCTGATACATTTTTTGCTATTCTTTCCAATAATGTATAACCAGAATCAACCGTCACCCACCGGTGACCTTGAAATTCATACCACACATTTTTTGTTATACTTACACATTTATAATAATCACCATACAATTCATTAATAAATTCAGCAATATCATTGTCATTTGGAGTTTCTATTTTTTCAATTATACCAACAATCCTTTCATTAATAATATTATTATACTCATTCAAATTATCTTCTTTAGCCCACATTTTTAATGATGCCACTGTCAATCCAGCTTTCATTCGGTTCGCATTGCTCCACATTTTTTCACATCCATCTCTGTCATAATTTGGCGCCTTTTTTGAAAAATGTAAAAATAATGGAAATAACTTTGGCGAAATACTATTCAATGCCCATCCAACACGTATCCAAGTATCATATGATGTTGCTCTTTCTTTTGACATTATATTTATCAATTTATACGCAAGTAAAAATTCCGGACTAAAATTTATTAAATCATTAAATATTACATCATTATCATCTTTCAAATCAAGATTCTTTTTATTATCTTCGTATTCCTTTTTTTTAATTTTATTATCAAATTCTTGTTTTGTTATTTTATGTTGATCTTTTTTTTTTTTTGGAGGTTCCATGCTATTTAATTCTTTCTCAATATCGCAATATTCTTTTTTAAATTCCATATCATCATCATCCGTATATTTTTGTAATGAAAAAATGTCAATCAATTCATCATCACTATAATCAATCTCAATTTCTTCCATATTATGTTTGAATACATGAGTCAAATCATATGGATCTCTGTTTTCTTTTGTTGACCCATACATTAAAAATCCATTATCGAATAATACTGTTTCATCAACAATCTTTTTAAATGGTGTTGGGGTGTCAATATTGTCAAATATTTTTTTTTTATTTATTTTATCCGTTATTATATCAAACAAAAATTTGCGTTTGTGATATGACAAAGGAATATCGTAAAATATGTGAAATCCATCCTTATAATCATGTTTATCTGGCGTTGGCTCTTTTTTTTCTTGAACATATGCATAAAAATCATTTTTATCCATGTCAACATATTTTAAAATGACTTCATTGCAAATTTGAGCTACATCCTTAACTAAATCTAAATCGTATACTCGCTCTTCATTTGATATATGATAATCAATATCAATAATAAGTGGAGACACCATTATGCCAGTTTCTTTCAATCGTTCAACAACATATAATGGAAGTTTACCCATTACTTTTTTGTATAATTTTAAAAATTTATTGTAATCCTTGCCTTGAATATTAAATGAACCACGATATGGACATTCCGTTTTATGCAATACACCCATCAACGTGTGCGTTATCGGATTGTTATATTCGTTTGTTGTTTTGTCTTTTTTCACATATTTTAATTTCATAAAAGTTATAAAATCACTTATAGCAGTTTCATTTTCGTCGTCTTTATTATTTTTTATATTCACTGGCATTTATTTCAAATTATAATTGATTTTTTATATATTTATTTTTATAAATTCAATTTTTTTCTTTATTGTGTAAAAATGCAAAAAAATGAATTTGAATTTGTATACATATAAATATGAATGCAATCTATAAAATAAATAAATATAAAACAAAACTCAATATTGCTCAGGATCATAAAAAAATAGAAATGTACAAAAAAAACTAATGATGTATGGAGGATGCGAAAGTAGCGATAAAACAGACGAAGTCCAAATACCAAAAGATTTAAAATGAGACAAAAGTACCATAACCTGAAAGGTTGAGTCTTTACATACATACCCGTGTAAATTTTGTTTAATGCTACATAACGACTAATTAGTAGCTGATTATGATTATGTTTTTGTTCTGCTTAAATATAAAGAACACAATAAAAAAAGCCTATAAGCTGTAAAAACAATATCAAGAAAAAAAATATTCTTTTGAGCATAATCATCGTAAAATGATTGATGAGAACAGAGCGCAAAAAGGTAATAACAATGTATTATTCTTGTAATAAAAAAATTGATTATTTTATTCGAAAATCAATTATATAAAAAATATAATCATCAAATATATACATGGCACCAAAAAAAAGAACCGTCACTGTTGAATTACCAGAAACAAAAAACAATAAAACAAAACAAGAACTTGAAAATGAACACGTGGAATCCGAATCCGAGTCAGATTCAAGCGTATATTCTGAATCATTGGATAATTCACAAGAAGGAGGAGAAGAAGGAGAAGAAGGAGTTGGGGATGAAGATATTGAGGATGTTGAAGATATTGATAATATTGATAATATTGATGGCAATGATGAAGAACAAGAAGAATCAGAAGAAGAAGAGGATGATGATGATAAAGATAATGATGATGACAAAAAAAGTGATGATAAAAAGGATGAAGATGAAGATGAAGATGATGATTGTGTATACAGACCATCAAAAAAAAAAAAACAAAATATAGATGATGATGATTTTACTGATGATAATGATTATATAGAAGATGCTGAAGAATTTGAAACAATTCATGTCAAAGATGAGGATAGAATAACCACAACAAAATTAATTAAATATGAGCGCGTTCGTGCCCTTGGTGACAGAGCGAAACAAATTGCCGACGGATCAGCCACGATGCTTGATTCTGTCGGATATACAAAAGAAATGCTAAAAAAATACAATCCAATTCAAGTGGCAGAATTAGAAATAAAACATAAAGTTAGTCCTATAAAAATACAACGAACATTGCCATCGGGCGCAATTGAATTGTTCAGTATTAATGAACTTGATATTGTTAATTAAATTTATTATCCACACCATTTTTCTTTGCATGCACAACATGTATACATAATTTGCATTGTACCATCTATTCTATACATGACAGCCTCGTGAATGGTATGATCCTTTTTACCAGGACATTTATCGTTTGGACAAATAAAATTACGCGTCCATCTTAAAGCACGATTATAAATCTTGTTTTCATATCTATCAACATTCACATAATTATTTTGTGAATTTATTCCAATTTTACTTGTTATCAATGTTTGTGGATCTATTTTTTTGGAAAATGAACAATTGGAACATACATAATATGCATTCGTTGTTTCATCATTTTGTGATACCAATGATTCAATTTTTGTCAATAAAAATGCTTTTTTAGATTTATCCAATTTATTGTAAACTTCACTTGATTTTATTTGATTTATTTTTGTTCCATTTAAATCCACATCATTTCCTTTCAATAGTTCTTCAATAGTGGTACCAACATTATCGTCAGATTCAGTCACAGTCAAATCCGATAAGGGCTTTCTATTCACAGTTTTTGCAATATCCAAAATACCATAACAAACAGGGCAAAACGACATTGTTACGATTATTATATTACAATATGATATTTTTCTTTATGTCCATGAAAATTCATTTTTTTTTTGTGTAAAAAATTGACTTTTTTTCCGTTTGCAGATATAAAATTCAAAAAAAAAATAAAATCATACAATGCATGCACTTTTGGAAACAAGAAATATGCTTCGTTCTATTGTATTATCCATTAAATCTCCAATTTTAACACCAATTTCAAACGTTAGTGGATTATATCATTGTGATGATTTTATTGATAACGAAACTGAGACAAAAATAATTAACATATTAAATAAAGAAACGTGGTCAACAGAATTGAGCAGACGCACCTTGCATTTTGGATATAAATATGATTACAAACGAAAAACTACTGATCCAAAAAGAGATTATATTGGTGAATTGCCAAATTGGACAAATAATATAATTGAAAAAATGTTTTGGTCATTTCATAAAACAAATATTGATTTACCATTCAAAACATTTGATCAAATAATTATCAATGAATATAAACAAGGACAAGGCATAGGAAAACACACTGATTGTATTACTTGTTTTTCAAATGGCATCGCCATTTTAAGCCTTAACAATGATTGCATTATCACGTTTGAAAAAAATGATAAAAGTCATGATATATTTTTAAAGCGTTGCAGTCTTATTTTGTTGACAGGTGAAGCACGATACAATTGGACTCATTCGATCATACCAAAAAATAACAATAATTTTACAAACGAAATTCCTCGCATTTCAATAACATTCAGATTTGTTAAAAAATAATTTTTTTATTTATATTTCATCAATCCAACACTCACATTGTTTGTATTTGGAACCGTTCCATGCGTCCAACATGTTTTTAAGCCTTTGTTATAACTTGACCAAATACAATTCTTCGTACCTTTACAAATATTATTACAATCAGCAACACTGTTTGATTGTACTGATTGTGCCGATGGATTTGGATTACCATCTTTATTTCCAGGAATTAAATAATAATTGGGAAAAAATGTATCATCATATGTAAATGTTTTTGTAAATGACGGATCGTTAAATGTTGTTGTTACACCACCGAACGGTATACCTGAGCGCAATGCACAAATTCCATTTGCATTCGTTCCATAATATTGACATTTTGATTCTTTTGTGCACTCTTCTGCGCATTGTTGCACTGACATTGGAACATGAGCACCATTGACTATTTTATTCACAACAACATTATTAAGAGGAGGTTTATTGCCAAGAAATGACGCAGGAACAATATCAATATTTTTATAAAACGATGGCATTGAATCCACTTGTGGCGTTGATTGTCCTGCTGATGATGGTGTTGATTGTCCCGGTGGGGGTGGTGTTGATTGTACTGCTGATGGTGGTGTTGATTGTACTGCTGATGGTGGTGTTGATTGTTCCGCTGATGATGATATTGATTCCGATTCTGACATTGTTAATCCACCATCGGATGGTTTCAACACAAAATACAAAACAGCCGCAAGTATAATCACAACTGCTACAACTATTCCGATTATTATTTTTGTCATTATATTATACACAACGATATTATTTTTATAACTATTTTTTACAATCAAAATCCATATCTTTATCGTTATCGTTATCATCACCATATACCATTTTTATAAAATCAACAATTTTATTCAACAATTTTTTCAATTGAACCACCATTTCTGCTAACCCATCAGATTTTTTGCGCAATTTTTTTACTTTAACTTTTAAAACTATACAGCGAATATCAATAATGATTTTTACCATTTCTTCCATGTTTTTTTTACTGCTTAATTCCGCCATTTTAAATCCAAGTATTATGTGAACTCTTGTCAAATATTTCAATATTTTATCATATGATATATTTTTATCGCGAATTGCAAGATTAAACAATACACCATACGTTTCCTTTTCTTTATTTAATTCCTCAATTATTGGCGTTAATGTTTCGTGACATTTTATTTTTATTTTTTCCGCCTTATCGATCCCTTTTTTTGCAACAACAGCTGCTCTTTTAGCAACAGTAGCACCATTTTTTGCAGCTGCTGATGCAAAACCTTTTAACATCCCAAGATTTCCACCAGTCTTATTTAAATATTTAATGTATCGCTCTTCATGTTCGTTCATCTTATAGTATACATATATAAATAAAATATTTTATCTTTATTTTTTTGTTTCTTTTTTTGGTTTTTCTTTTGTTTCTTTTTTTGGTTTTTCTTTTGTTTCTTTTTTGGGTTTTTCTTTTTTTTCTTTTTTGGACTTTATATCAAACATACTGTTCATTAAATCTTTGTCTTCTTTTGACATTTTTACTTGTTTTTTCTTTGTTTCTTTTGTTTCTTTTGTTTCTTTTGTTTCTTTTGTTTCTTTTGTTTCTTTTGTTTCTTTTGTTTCTTTTGTTTCTTTTGTTTCTTTCTTTTTTTTACTGCGTTGTTCATTTTTGTATGCGTATGAATTTTTTACAATTTCAGTAACCTTATCAATAGTTAAAGTTTTTGGATCAATATCATCTGGTAATTTATAATTATTCCCTTTACCTTTCTTTTTAATAGAAATAATATTGATAAACTTTCCGTATTGTCCTTCCAAAACAACATAATTATTTTTACTATCTTTGCTTTCCCACAATATTTTACTTTTTTTTTCCTTTATTAATTTTATTGCGTCATCAATATCAAATTCATCTATATCTTCTTTAGCAACATTAACACTTATTCTTAATTTATTTGTTGAACCACATTCAATATAAAATCCATATTGCCCCCTGCATAATGACACTATTTTTCGTTCATATTTTCCTAATTCACGAGGAAATCTAAATAGTTCAATCGCATCATTTATAGTTATATTGTCGATTGACAATGGTGATTTTATTGGAGCAGTGTTTAATACTTTATTTTTATCATCTATCATTTGTACGACCGGACCATATCGCGCAATTGTTGTGAAAATTTTATGTTTCAGTTCAGGATGAACACCAATTAATGTCATTTGCTTTAATGAAAATGAGTCCAGTGTCACATTACTTTTTAACTTATCAACCAATGGTTTAAACATTGTATAAAATTCATTTAAAACATCCACACGTGATATTTTATTATCTTCAATATCATCAAGCTTTTCTTCCATTTTTGCTGTAAATTGATAATCCATAATTTCAGAAAAATGTTTCAACAAAAATTCCGTTATTACAGTTCCCAAATCAGTGGGGACAAATTTTTTCGCCTCTTTGCCCAACACCATAATTTTACTATCCTCTTTTATTTTTCCGTCTACTAATTTATATATTGAACTCTTTTTTTCCATACCATCAATGTTTTGAATCTTCACATATCCAGCACTCTGAATCTTTCCAATTATACTTTTATATGTTGATGGTCTTCCTATCCCTAAATTTTTATCCAAATGATTAATCAATGAACATTCATCAAAACGACATGGAGGACGCTTAAATTCTTCCCCTCCAATGACATTTGAAATTATTAATTTCGACCCCTTTTTAGGCAATGTTATTTTTTCTTCTTTATCATTATCATTTTCGCTCCCGTCTTTACTTTCGTTTTCATCATTTTCATTATCAGTAATTGACATGTTATATAATTTAAAAAATCCATCAAATACCATTTCTTCACATTCCATTACGAATTTGTAATCGTCCAATTCACTTATATCAACTTCTGCAATATGAATTTTAAATTTTGCAGGACTCATTTGTGACGCAATTGTACGTTTCCAAATTAAATTATATAATTTTGCTTCATCCGGCTTTAATTTTTTAATATAACTCACTTTTGCATCAGTCGGACGTATACATTCGTGAGATTCTGCCGCTCCTTTACTCTTTGTTTTATATTGCATCATTCTATAATAATTATCTCCAAATTGGGATTTCACATAATTTCCTATTGATGCTATCATTTCATTCGACAATGTTGTTGAATCTGTACGCGGATAACTGATATATCCGCCACTATATAATTGTTGCAATGCACTCGTTGTTCTATCTGTTGTAAATCCCAATTTGCGCGAACTTTCTTGTAAACATGTTGCAGTTGTAAATGGTGCTGACGGTTGACGATTCGATTCTTTTTCAATAATATTAGAAACAACAAATGTACTTTTACCAATCGCTAACAATACTTTTTTTGTTTCATCTGCTTTTGATATTTTTGCTATTTTAAATTTATTTTTTTTGTTTTTATTTTTATCGTCATTTTTTTCATTATCACTATTTTCATCGTCAGATTCTGTATCAAATGTTTTAGATGTATACAATAATGCTTTATATTTTTTTTCAAATTCAGCCGATACTTTGTAAAATGATTGATGATCAGTTTCAAAAAATTCCTTCACTTTTTTATGTTGTTCCATAATAAGTCTTACAACTGGAGATTGTACTCTTCCAGATGATAATGCCCCAGCATTCATAACTTTCCACAACAACGGTGATATCATATATCCAATTAATCTATCGAGAATACGACGAGTTTGTTGACTTTCTACCTTGCAATTATCTATTGGTTCTGGTTTTTTTATTGCCTTTAATATTGCATCATTTGTAACTTCATGAAATATTATGCGTCGAGGATTTTTTAACTTTAATACATTTGCTATACTATATGCTATGAATGCACCTTCCGCATCATCATCTGACGCTATAATTGTTTCTTTCGCTTTTTTATGAGCTTCTTTTAATGAATCAACCACATCGTGTTTATCCTTATTTATGATATATGTTGGTTCAAAATCATTATCAACATCAACCGATAATGTTTTTGGGTCTAAATCCATAATGTGTCCCACACTTGCTTTAACAATATAATCATCACCCAATATATGTTCAAGTTTAACTCTTTTATTCGGTGCTTCAATAATAACCAAAGTTTTCGACATTGTGTATAGATTTATATTCTTGTTTTATTTTTATTTTTATATTCATATATATTGAAATCAATTTTTTTACAATAAAAAAATAAATATTGTTAATATTTTATAATAATTATTAAGTGGAAATGCCTGTTTTTATCAAAGACAAAATTATTCTTTTTTCCTCGTCAATATCAATTGGTTTTATGTAATCCATAAATAATAAAATATCTTCTATTTCTTCAATTAATGATTTTTCATTATTTATTAATTCGAACGTTGGTTGTTTATCTTGTGTAGATTCATCTTCCATCAATTGTTTTTCTTGATCATTTTCTGTTGAAATTTCTATTTCAGCAAAAGTATTCATAAGTTCATTTAATTTTGCATCGTATTTATCAATTAATTTTAATCGTTTATCAAGCGCATCTTCAAGTGTTGTACCATTAAATTCACATGCTTCTCGATATGCTTTGATAAAATCATGTCGCTCGGAGCAAAACGGTCCGGGGATAAAATCATATTGTGCATATTGTTGTCCGGAATAATCGCCCAATTTTAAAATCATGCATGATAAATTATCTGTACTGCCACTTTTTAACGCTTCAATACAAACAACAGAGCATAATACAGCCAAATCCTTATGATTATCAATATTATCAGAAATTAATTTAACGATTTCATCAATTGTATTTCTTTCTGTAATGCCATCACAAATATGAACTATGACATCACCCTCATCACACATAACATCAGTTACATCAGGAACAGATATTACTAATGATCCATTAGGATTGCTTTCTGATCCTTTCTTATAATCCCTATCACCAAAAGCACGTGAAACAGCCAAACCACCATTTACTCGATTCATTAAAACTTGCCCTCCATATCGAACAATTCTTTCGCGCTCATCATCATCAGATGGTTTATGTTCTTTTGATGTAAATGAAAGATTCATATTTTGTTCCATATTTTCCTCATTATCATTTTTTTGTTTTTTCAATACCAATGTAAAACTATCGCCAATATTACAGATTGATACATAATATTGATTATCGATTTTCTTAACGACTGAAAATGTTGCCGTTGTTCCGGACATATCTGTTTCATAATGTTTTAAAAATTCTGTATCCATATCAATACATGCATCAGAAATACTGCGACCTTTTTCCAAATAATTTTGAATCATTTTTGGTAGATTTTCAGCAATATAATTTGAGCATTTATTCCCTCCGTGCCCATCAAATACACCATTGATATTTAATTTTTTATTTTCATCTTGATAAAATACATGAGCATCTTCATTGTTTTTTCGCGCACCATTCATATTGGCATATGCTCCATATAAATATGATGTTTTCACACGTTCTATTTGAACGCATGAAACGGGCTTTTGTAATCCATTTCCCATTGTAAGTCCAAAAAAAGTTGTTTATGTTTTTGTATTGTTTTTATTAATTTGATTAATAAAAATAATAATATGTGGAATTTTCAATTTTTACTTACATTGCAGTGTTACCCTTATGTACAACATAACGATATGATATGCTTTCTGCGGTATTTTCAGTATTGCGAATTATTCGAACAGTTTGATTTTTTTTTAAATAAAAATATCTGGATGCCATATCGTTATCATACATTTTCGGCATTTGTCGTTTCGTTGCATTATAATCTTCTCGCATTTTATCAGCTTCAGTCAATGTTAATATTTCGTATTTCGGACTGCAAACGTGCTCCAACAAATTCATCAAAAATTCATTCTCAACAAACACTTCTACACATCTATTGTTCGTTTGTTGCATGATTAAATGTTTTCCTCTTTCTGTCGCTTCTTCTCCAATAATAATTTTATGCATATTTGTATACTTACTGACAAAATCCGTTACTGATTGGATTTTTGTATTTATTTTTTGTCCCACAAAAATAAGTGCGACAGTGTTATCAACAAAATTTTTCCATTTTGTCTTATCCTCAAATGGATCATATGTTTCACAGTTTGATAGTTTTATATCCAATTTTATTGTGTAAATATTATCATCGTTTTTATTTTTTATGATAGTTGCTACATTTGATTGTATATTTTCACGTAATATCCATTTCCTATCCGCCAACATTTTCATAATATTTATTAATACATCGTTTTGTATTGTTGTTGAATCTTTCTTTGTTTGATATGCCAATGATGCCATTTAATATTATGTATTATATTATATTTCTTTAACCAGAAAATATTAAAATTTCAATATTTATCCAATGTAACTAATTTATATATTGCGGTGAAACAAAAGAAAAATAATCATCACAATAAATTATAATGGAAACTGTCGAAAGCGAATTTATTTTATTATTAAATAAATATAATGATCAAAAAAAGCTAGTTCTTAAACATCTTGATAATTGTAGAATTATTTGTGATAGATATGAAAATATAATGATGAAAAATATATTAAATAAAAAACTTGATGATTTTTTAAAGATTGAAAATATACAAAATCCCGATAATTTTACTGTTGAAAATTATAGCATCACATATCATGATAAAAAATTATTTACAGAATCAATCAATCTTAAATTTGGTGAGTCATGTGTACTTTTAAAATATGATTTTATTGAAGATGGTGAAATGATAAATGATGACATTAAATATTATATCACGAACAATATGTATTTCAATAATCATTTAATATTAAAAAAAAATACAAAAGATAAGCGACCTTTCATCAATTTAACATTAATAAAAGAATGCAGAGATAAAGAATGTCCTGATATTGAATTATGGAAATTATGCGAATTATTTACAACATTATGTTCAACAAAATTCTGCTATAGAGATTTAATTGACAATATTAAAACCAATGAAAAATTATATTTTTTCAATATTGATTGGGAATCAGACTCTGATATTGGAATGAATGATGAATAAAAATATTGTTTTGACGTTGTTGCTATTCACCATATCTTTTATTACCAAGATATTGTGGTAAATGTATTTCTCTTGAAATATTTCCAGTATCTTCTCCTATGATATACTTTCCCGAACCATGATGTACAATTATGCCATTCATATTGTTTAATATTATAAATGTTTTTCCTGTCGATCCATCATTGACTTTATATATAGCTTTTACATTTTCCTTATTTATTTTGTGTTTCATATGGCATAAAATATTAAAGTCCGATGATTTTGTTGTGGGTTGTTGTATATATTGTTTTTTTTGTTCCAATAAACTTTCAAATTTGGGTTGTTGTTCCACATAAAAAATTAGATTTTCATTCCCATTAAATTTGAAATAATATGATTTGTTTTCCGTTGTAAACCTGTACATAAATACATAATAAACAATATTATTTATTATATCAAAAAAACGCAAAAATATATAAAAAAATTAAATTTATTCATGTAAATCTTGTTTGCATTGAATTCTCGGTGCAATGTTCAGCGCCATCAATTCATGCAAAAACAATTTAAATGCATATGGAATTCGCACTTTACTAATGTCATTAAAATTCTCACATGCTGGACAATAATATGTATCATTTTCTGACATATATGCCCTGTTTTCCGGTCTATCAAACCGCTGTGCAAAAAAGCCACATTTATCACATACAAATGTTATGAATGCATCGGAATTATCCAATAACTTTTCTTTTAACGATTTGCCTAATCCATGCGCTATAAATGCATCACGTTCCCCTTTATACCACGCTCGCTTAGACATTTCCTTCTAAGGTCACAGCGTTCATAATTTCGGCATTAGTAACTTAAGAGCATAATACTAATGACTACATTATGAAATCGTTTCCGATTGGAGTAGCACATTTCTTGATACGAAATTTTTATATTTCGCACTGTAAATATTTGTGCGTTGATCAGCAAACTTCATGAGTTTACTTGATGCGAATTGCCTCCATACAAACAGATTGTTACTACACCGATTAGCTTTCGCTGTCGCCACAACAATGTTGCCATTGTGTTTAGTACCGTTTGTTTCCAAGGTGTTCTCGCAATTTAAATACATTGCTGGATGCTCTCCAACTTGCCGTACTTTTGATACGACAGAGACCTGAACGTTTCGATCTCACCACATTACTACCACACATAAAATCAAAATAATTTGATTTTTTGATGTGCTTGTATATTCGATAATATAGTTCTATTGATATGGGAACTACAAATCTAAGTATACAACATCCTCGCGGATGGGATTAGACTGTACCTTACGCAATCATTAGAAATTGTCAATCACTTCATGCGCACCTCCTTCCAGTCGTTTAACCGTATTCATATCCTGACATAACGGACTTAGAATCTTGGTTACGGATTATCTCTATCTTTATATTGTGCCGATACCTACAAGTTTTCCCTGTAGCCACCAATAAGTTTCCTACATTGGTTTCGGAATAAAGATTTCAGTTGTTCTTAATCTAACAAACAACGAGAACTTCCCGTAATTTGGACGTGTTGCCGACCATATCATCGACTTGCACAAGTTTTATCTTGCACATGGGCTAATCAGATGAAAAACCCTCAAACCGCCCTCTTATACCACACTCGCCCACGCATTTCATCATGGGGTCATAGTGCTCACAATTTCGGCATTAGTAACTTTAAGAGCATAATACTAACGACTACGTTGCAATATCATTTCTGATAGGGATAGACCATATCTTGAGATAAAATTATATATTTTACCCCGCAAATATTTGGTCGTTGATCAACAAACTCAGTGAGTTCACTTGATGCGAATTGCCTCCATACAAACGGATTTTTACTGTACCGTGTTGGTTTCCCATACGCCACCATAATATCGCTACTATGGTTTAGTACCGTTTGCTTCGCACTTTGCTTTTTGTAATTTGACATGATGTTTCATATTATGTGAATAACTACACCATTCAAGGTTATCAATATTATTATTGGATTTATTTGCGTCAATATGATTAACCATTGGATAATTATTTGGATTTGGAATAAAGTATTTTGCTATTAATCTATGAATTGATGTATCTTCTCTTAAATTTTTAATACCTTGCATTCGTAATGAAACTAATTCGTATCCATCTGGGTCAAATTTTGTTTTTAATATTTTATTTTGTATCTTGCTGTATACTTTACCATCTCGCGTGATATAATAATTATCGAAATTATCGATTTTTTTTACATTTTTTGTATCTGTTATATCAATTTTATGTTCCTCGTCTGGCACATCATATTTCCATATAAAACCTCCAGTACTTTTTCTTTTATTTTTACACACTGCTGATATATGTTTTTCGGATGCTCCAGTTATTTTTTCTGCTTCCCTTATTGAATTGAATGATTTAATAAATATACCTCCCATATTATATTGATTGATTTTTCTACTGGATGGTTTTTTTAGTCCCGTTTTTAGTGCATGTATTATGTTTTCGCGAGATGAAATGTTTTCCAAATTTACAACCCTGTTATCGAATTTGTTACCATTTATATGATTAACAATCATTTTATCTTTTTTCCCTATAAATGCAGTTGCCACCAAATTATGAATATTATATGTCTTATGTTTGCCTGAATCATCATCGGACAAACTAACCGCCAAATAACCTGTTCGCGGATGCGGAATTAATATTCTTTCCTTATTATGTTTCAATGATTTTATATTTCCTAAATTTGATACCAAATAAGAATTATCGATATTGTCTATATCTGTCTTAACATTTTTCCATTCTTCCATTATGTATATTTTTTATTTATTGTATACAATAATATATTTCTAAGTCAATTTTTATCGCAAAGTGTTTTAAGGTGTTCTCGCAATTTAAATGCGTTACTGTATGCTCTCCAATTAGCCCATCTTTTGAATGGACTGTGACTTATGGTTAAATAAATCACGCGATCTTCCTTCCGGAGCCTGTCTTGTCAAGCTTGTTTTTGGACCTCTCGCGCGCGAATGACTTATATACCATACTCGTTCAAGCATTTCCTCTTGAAGTCATAGTACCTATAAATTCATCATCAATAACTTTTATGGCAAATATTGATAACTACATTATAGAATCGTTTCCGATTGGAATGGGATATACTTTAATAGCTGTCACGCTACCATTTCCATCTATCCTCTGAGCCTCTTTCTCTTTCGAGAAATTTGGTTGCGGATTTTCTCAATACAAATAGATTTTTACTACACAATTTTACTTTTGTATACGCAAAAGGTAAAATTGAGCGCTTTTTGTTTCATTTTCGCAAAGCGAAAATGAAAATAAAAGCGTACTGACAGTGATTAGCTGTCACCATCACAATATCGCTATTATGATTTAGTACTATTTGTTTCAAAGAAGTTCCCGCCAGTTTGAAAATGTTGCCGTTGCCATACGACTTGCCGTCCTTTTGAGACGACAAAGACCAATTCGATCTTATCCGCCACTAAATGTTTTAATCGTTGGTAATATGTAGGTCCAAAAAATACCTTCACTTTCATTTTCTCTCCTGTCATACCATTGTATAACTCCTCTGTTCCTTTCCCATTGTAGCCAAGTGATTCCAACACTTTTTCCACATTATTCAAATCATAATCCTCGAATGGTGTTCCATCACAATCATATCCTTGTAAAACTGCTGCCTTTCCTACCAAACATTCTACAATTTGACCAACTGTCATACGTGATGGAATTGCATTCGGATTCAATATAATATCCGGTCTTATACCATGTTTATTGAATGGCATATCTATACCATCCAAAAGAATACCTATCGTGCCTTTTTCAAACCAGCCTTCATCAGCTCTTTTATTGTCAATACTGATAAAGTTCTCGCCACTAATTAACGTTAACTGTGGTAGTTCCCAACGCAATTGCATTGCTGGTTCAGACTGTACATTAAGCATTCCTTCAATAATTATTAATTATTGAATGGAACACCGGCGCGTGCCATAGCTGGTCTCATTCACCTATGTGATTACTCTTGTTTCCAAGAATCCAGCGCAGTCGTTTAGGATGTTTGTAGACACCCACAGTCTTCATATTTGACCATATGTTGACTGTTTTCACGCGTCTTGCCAAAACTATTTAATTATCTCGCTACAACGATTCAAATTAATTTTTTCGTTTTGACTAACCTTACTTTCGCCTCGCGGTAGAAAGCCTGAACATTTTTGTTCATGTAATTTAAAGGTTTTTGGGTAAACAACTAGCCCGTGCAACGAACAGTATTTATCTCCTATTGTTGGTACACGTTCCGAACGTATACTTAATTTTCTTGTTTCGTATCCATCTTGATTAGATGTATTCAAATACACTCTATCTACCACACCAGGCACACCCAATTTGTAAAATTCTGATGTGCATCTGTATGGTTTGCTATTCGCATTTACATTATCCGAAACTGGAGTAATTTTGCCTAAAATTGCATCATTATATTCCACTACAGTTTCTTCATCCACATATCCTTTATCATTTAATTTTTCATATGATCCATTTTTAGTTCCTGACACTCTCGATGGATCTGGCTTCGTCAATATATCGTCTTGTGCAGTTGATTGATTAGTTTGTACTGTCAATATGTACTTTTTTACGCTCATCGCGCGAAACTTACCCCTTTGTATCGAGGTCTTGTTAAAGATGAGACTGTCTTCTTGATTGTCGCAATTTTACCATCCTCGATATGTTTATTTGCAAATTCCAATCAAATTTATTATGTTTTTGAAAAAATTTTTATAATTCAAAAACATGTCAAATTTCGATTAGAAATACTTAACAAACACAAAGATAGAATATAATTCCATCTTCCGATTATTTCCTATCGGAGTCATAGGACTTTAAAACTCGGTAAAAATACACTAAATGATGTGTATGTATTTGAACCTACATTTAAAACACATTACTGTGTGGAGTAGACTATATCTTGAGCCCATCAATGAGCCCGCTATTGTTTAGTCGTTGAACCATCACCATAACAAAATTTTGTATTAGGTGCTTGGATGCGGATCATCCCTATTTTAACGATTTTACCATACCTATGAGTTTCCCCATAGCCATTATGATATTTCTATCATAATTTGGTTGTTAAAATTTTTTATGATGATTTTTGGCTTCTTGTATTTTTAAAAATTCTGTAATTCTTTTTTTATTTCTCTCAATATGTTCATCATATATTTTATTATTTTTTTTAAGATTTTCGGATACGAATAATGGCTGGGTATTTTTCCAATTAAAACATTTTTCAATATCATCCTGTTTGCCAATATCAAATGCCGTACATGGTATGATGTGATCAATATGCCATACGGAACCATGATTTTCTAATGTCATACCATCTTCAAATTGAAATTTCATCCAGTCTATGAAAAATTCAATAGAACATCCCAATAATTCAATAGTTTTTGAATGCTTGATTAATTTTGTATCGCTTGTATTTTTGTTATTTGCTTTATTGAATGCACCAAGAATTCGTAATCTTGTTGTGCAAAATAATTTATATTGTGGATCTATTTTTTTTCTCTCCTTCATACGCAAATTATGACGATTAATAATTTCATCACGATGTTCATCAAAATATTTAGCATTATAAATTGCAATTTCATCAGCATGATCAGATTTATACTTTTTGTTATATGCTGAAATAATTGCAGGATTATTTTTTTTATAATCTTTGCATTTTTGATTTACACATAATTTACAAATTTTTCGATGCGGTGCAAATCCATTGATATTTTTATCGCCATTGCAATTTGTACAAATATTAGAATTTTCATCCATTTTTACATTTTTTTCAGGGCGATTTGTTTCATAATAAATCTTGTGATATTCGACAAGTTTTTCTTTATTTTTTGTATTGTATTTGTGTTCTTCATCATGTTTGCAATTTTTACAAATAGTTCGTTTTGCGACGAATCCAATGATATTTTTATCGCCTTTACAAATTGTACAAATATTTGGATCAACATCCGGTTGTTTTGGGTGAGTTTCTTCATATTTTGCTTTGGCTTTTTCAGAAATTTTTTCTTTGTTTTTTTCCCTATATTCTTTATTATTGACAGATTTGCATTTTTTGCATATTGATTTATTTTTTACAAAGCCATTGATATTTTTATCACCTTTGCATTTTGTGCAAATATTTATATCTTTTTCATTCATAATTTATATATTTATTAAAAGTTTTATTATTTTAAGCCTTTTTATCATCATTTTACAGGAGTTCCCCGCAATTTAACAGCGTAGCCGAACACATTTCGACTTGCCATAGCTTTTACTATGACAGGGGCACAACCATTTTACCCCGTATAACATGCGATTGCCACTTGACAATTTTCCCCAGTGGGAATAAATCGCGTATTTGTATATACACTTCCTCGTGTATGTACTAAATTACGTTGTGGCTTGTACAAAATGAAACTAATATCTAATCTGCTACGATAATTTGTTGCATAAATTGTCATTGCTTGTCTTCCTTGCGATATCCGACCATATGTGCCAATGCTTAATAACATTTATAACCACAACACATTATGTTCTCGTTTTCTTTTCAGAAAATAGTTCCCAGTAATCAATGACTTAAATTACTGTCGGATTCCGACTGTACATTAAGCAGACCCTAATAATAGTAGCCCACCGACACGTGCCATAGCTGGTCTTATAATGATATATCATCATTATTACTCTTGTCACCAAGAATCCAGCGCAGTCTGTTAGAGTTAAGATTGAGTAACTCAAAGTCTCCCCACGTGGTCGTGTATTGACTTTTTTCACGTGTCTCGCCGAAACATTAATTTTATTTTATGAATATCTCGCTCATTCTCGATTCAATTCATTTTGGAATATTTCTTCTGTTTCGACTAACCCTTGCAGCAAAATTCACAAATTGCGCAGTATCACATGTTTATCCTTATCCATTACGGATCAATCATATTGGTCGTGATAACACCAATACAATATTAGGACTCAGTATTTTACAATTTCAGGGTTTTTAGCCAAAGGATTTAGCATACTGAAAGATATTACGCGGTCCTTGATTGCGATTCGCAAAAGGAACATTAATCATAATTTCACCCATCAACAAATGAGGATGAATTTCACAATAATTGTATTTCACATATGTCATATCATCATATCGATTATCAACATGAGTCGATTTTATATCTTTCACTTTATCAATAGATGAAATCATACGTTGTCTCATATCTTCAACATATTTAATTTTAGGCGCTATCATAACATACGGTTGCAATTCTGAATCAATATATTCGATTGCATCCGCATTTTTAATTAAAAATTCATCCCAATTGTATACTTTGTTTGGATCCTTTGTTGTCATATCGAGAGATATTTCATCGATTTGTTTTTTCTTCAAATTGACAACATTATTTGTAACTTTCAACACTGGACGATATAATCTACCGCTATCACAATAAACACGAATTTCCCCAAGATCATCATCGCGAACTATTGATGTATTCTTTTGATCAAAAAATCCACCTGTTTTCATATTGTCTAAATCATCCGATAATTCCATAAATTTATTTGTTAAACCTATCCAATCACCATTCAAAAATACCTTATACATATTATATTCACGCAATTCACTTGGCGGAACTTCGCGAATTTTTTTTACTAATTTATGTGTCGTTAAATAATCATAAATAATGTAATATTGTTCTCTTGACATAATACTTATACTTCCAATCATTGAAAGATGTTTTGTTAATCCAATTTTTGCATGTTCTGGTGTTTCAATACAATTTGATGTGACAAATCCGTTTGCCACTAGAGTATGAGAATCAATTATTGTTGTAAAATCATATACATCCTCTGGTTCTTGTTGTTCAATAAATTCAATTGGAACAGTCACAACATTATCATTAATAAAATATTTTCGTATAAAATCCAATTCTGATATCGGTTGTTTTCCTTTTTCATTCATTGTATACTTGCAATAATTTTCATATTCTATTTGCGATCCTGTTTGATTTTTATAATCTTTTGGTCGAAGAATTACCATATGTCCTTGACGCAATTCTCTCGCATCCATCATTTCATATTCTCCATGCGAATATACAAGTAAAGGATGGTCAGGAGTACATCTTAATGATCGCCCCGTAATTGTTGTTATTTTGAGAATTGGTTGTTTTTCCTTTTTGAAAAAATTCTTAATTTCAGTAAATGTTTCAGTCAAATCTTCTTGATATAATGTCAACACCTTATCCTGATTCGTCATATTTTCAATCAATTTAATTGATCCGTCATATTGTGTAATTTCTGTATCACCTGTTACGCAACACAAAAATCCAACACTTGATGGATGCAAATGTCTTGGCGTTGTCAATTTCATTGTTGATTCGCTCGATCCTGGAGCATCAATTCTTCGCAACAATGATATCATATATAAATACGTTAATCTTTGCAATATTTGCGCTACACCTTGACGACGAAGTAAATGTCCAGTTGATAAAAATGCATTGAATCCTTGTTCAATTACTGATGGTTTAATCGTGTTAATAATCGGTAATGGTTTTTCATTTGATTTATTTCGCAAATCAAAGAAACGCTTACATTCACTCATCATTTTCTTATGTTGTTGTTTATATAATTCAAACATCAAATCACCAACAGAATCAATACGTTTATTGACAAATGAATCGCGATCATCAAGATTTATTTTTTTCAATTGTGCCTTCAATAATTTATTTATACAATAACAAATTTGATATGCTTTTTCCATCAATCCACCGTGAACATGTGGAAGAATATTTTGCTTTAATAAATTAACAATAAAATGCTTTTTTTGTGCATGTTTAATATCCTTGTCATTTTGATTGTATTTTTTATCCAACACTTTTGATTTACTTATTAAATAATCCAATGCCTCTTCTTGAAATGAAATTTTTATTCCTTTATCATTTCTACATGCATCAAGTGAATTTCTAATTAATTCTACCATGTCATTGTCATGTATATCACCAGTAATATATTCGATAATTGTTTTATCAGATTCCATTCCACACGCTTTAATCAACACAATTACATTAAATTCATTCAATATTGGCGATTTTGCAATAATCACATTGCTCTTGTTAAAACGAATCGAAAATGGTTGAATATTATTCATTGGACGATAAGAACGTGAATTAATTTGAACATACAAACCAACATCTTTTTTATTGAAAACTAAAGGCTTGTTATCAACCATGCGCTCTTGACAAATAACAACTTTTTCCCCCCCTTTCACAATAAAATATGCACCCGGATCATAATCACACTCCTCTGTTTCCTTGTGTTTATGGATATTCAGTGAACACCATTTTGATCTTACCATCAATGGTAAAATTGCCACCACAAAATTTTTCATTGGTTCACCAACCATATTCACTTTCTTTTCACCAGATGATATATCTATTACATCTTGATATTGTGTGACATCGGCATACACTTTTATCGAATATGTCAAATTTTTATGGCGCGCCATTGACGGAAACAATAATTCAACTCCATTGTTCATCATTGGTTCTTGAACACGAACATTGTCAAATTTATACCAATATCTATAATATGTTGAATAAGTAATACTTTCCGTAAATACATGATCTTCATATTCCAAAAAATTTTTCACATCTTCTTCTATAAATTTGTTGTAAGAATCATACAAATGTCTATAAATATAATTTTCCTTATTTAGCATTAAATCAGAAAGCCGAAACGAGTCATCAGTTGACAGATCATTTACATTATTCAAAGTGACTGCTGTTAATTTCGAATTCAGTTTCGATTTTTGATTTTTTTCACTATCATTTTTTACCATTGGATTTTTCACAGTCATCTGGATGATATAAGATTATGTTATATATTTTTCAATTTTTTATATGGTTTTAATTCCCAATAAATAAAAAATAAATAAAAAATAAAAAAACACATATATTACGCATATAATAATTTATAATTTCCAGTCTATTTCTTCATATCCCCATTTTTTTAATTGTTCATTTGTTTTGCCAAAACAATCCTCATTAAAAAACGCAGGAAATTCCTTCATTGGTTTATTTGCAGATAATCCTGATGGATGCGATGAAATTATCATCATATGTTTAGTTTTATCAATCAATTCAACCTTTTCATATGCATTCCCGCCCCATAATATAAACACAACATGATCAATATTTAATGATATATATTCTATTATTTGATTCGTAAACCAATTCCAAATATGTTGATGACAATTTTTTTCACCATCCTTTACCGTCAAGGATGTATTTAGCATTAAGCATCCTTGATTTGCCCAATTTGTTAAATTGCCATGTGTTGGGATTATATCCATGTGATTATATTTTTTTAAATTTTTGTATATATTTACAAGTGAACTCGGAATTTTGAATCCATCAGGAACAGAAAATGATAATCCCATCGCCTGGGGTATTTTTTCACCATCATGTAATTCATAATTAAAATATGGATCCTGACCCAATATCACAACTCTCGTTTTTTCCATTGGTGTAATTCTAAATGCATTAAATACCAATTTCGGAGGTGGATAAATAAGAACCTTATTATCCTTTTCAAGTTCCCTTGATAATTCTTTTTCTATCCTATTAGTAAATCGCTTGTCAGCATACAATTGTTCAAACATTTTTTTCCAACTTTTTCCACATTTAATACTTGTCAAATCAACTTTGTTATCCGGATATATTTCATTCCACATTTCTTTTTTATAAAATTATTATATATTGTAGTATTCTTTTTTTTTTTCAATATTTTTCATATTCTGCATTCGCGGATTAAATTCATGTATACGAACAATAAAAAATAAAATATTTGGGTTTTATTGATTTAAGCATGAATTATTTCCCGCATTGTTTTTTAATATTTTATTGTTTGTATACTTGCGGATTAAATTCATGTATACGAACAATAAAAAATAAAATATTTGGGTTTTATTGATTTAAGCATGAATTATCCCCGCATTGTTTTTTAATATTTTATTGTTTGTATACTTGCAAAACGTGAAAATATATATTATTATTTATTGTTTTATTGATTTTGCAAAGCAAAATCAATAAAACAATAAATAATAATATATATTTTTAAAAAGTATACAATCTGTCAATATCATGGCGCAATTTTTCGATATCTTTTGTTAAATTTTCATATGTTCGTTTTTTATTGACATCAAAGCGAGTTTCATAAAATAATTCATCAATATCAATTTTGGCAGTTTCATTTAACATTTCGATCAAATATTTATTTTCAAATTGGTTAATAATAGTTGTGATAGCAGTCTTGTGAGTAAATTCCTTGCAATTTGCAACAATATGTTCATAACATGCTTTCAATAATACTCTAACATCAACAATTGTCATAGTTGATTCAAATTGTCTTTTAAATACACTTTTGGTATCAGGGTCCAATTCTTCTAGTTCATTTTTAAGAGACAAATCAGAATGTTGATATGACCACACTGAATTTTGTTCTTGAATCGCCAAAAATTGAGCTACAAGCTGAATAGCTTCATTTTGATATTTTAGTAAGATATTTGTTGTGTGTAACATGATGAATTCGCGAAATTTTGGAAAATCAACAATATCTTTCTTATATGAATTTAATCCAAGAGGATAAATATCAAATGGTTTCGTATTCACTAAATCATTGGCTAGTTTTAAAATCGAATCTGTCAATTTATGTATACAAACATTAACATATTCGATCAAACGTTGAATCGGTTTTGTCTCTTTATCTGCCAAACATTTTCTCAATATAAGTTTTGTTTTATTTTCACCTGATTGCACATATCCGTTAAATCCATCCATAATCTCTTGTAATTTTTCATCAGATAACATTTGTTTACTAAATGGATTTAAACTTTCCATTGTACGAACAAAATCATCAAATATAAATCTAATATCATTACCAATATTACGTTCATTACCCATTGCATTGAATGAATCAGCAAACATTTTATTCAAAATATAATAAATGGATGATATGTATATTGTCTTTGATTGTTTATCTTCCAATGTACTTCCAATTTGTGGACCCATTAATTTTACATTTTTATCCAATGCGTCCAAATTTCTTTGAAACTCCGGCAATATCGTTCTAATACCTGCTATTAAATTTTTCTTTAATTGTATCATTAAATTATGACTCCCATAACGATTATTTTTTATAAATCTCAATGATTTATCGTATATATGTTTATTGAGATAATAATCATCAGTATCATTGTGATTATTTATCACATAAAATCCCCCATCTAGTGCTATACTTTTTGACAATGCATCAGGATTGAATATATTATTATCAAATTGTTTTAATGATTTTTTATCCAATAAATCTAATTTCGTTAATAATCCTATTGCTTTCAAACTTTTATTTGTACGTTGTATTTCTTTTACAACAGCCAGTCCCACGTCCGTTTCCAAATCCGTTTTAGCTTGTATAGCCACAAGAACATATACATTGGGATATGATATTTCCTTCATAACCAAATTTTTTAAATCTTCAACTATAGTCATTGGTTGACCAATATCTGTTTTTGGGATTGTTACTAATCCAGGAAGATCAACCACCACTAAATTTTTCGCACTAATTTTGTTGTCTCTGTCTTTTGTCAATATTTCAACAATGATTGGATCATCTGATATACAATTTTTGTGCGCTATCATATCTGTAGCTTCTTTCATTTTTTTTTGAAATATTAATGTGTTAAATGTTTCAACAGAATCCAAATTTGCCGTAAATACACAATTTTTATTACCATTCATCATTGTGAATATTGAAACTTTGTCTTGTGTGTTCGTTGCGTTATTAATAACTTTTATATGAACTGGTGATCTTGTAACCATATTATCACCCGTTGGCATCAAATCCATATTTATTAAATTATTAATGAACGAACTTTTACCACTTGTTTGAGTTCCCACCAACACTATTCTCGGAAAATTAATATTTTCAATATTTGGAACTTCCAAATCCTCAAATGATTTTATTTTCGTAATAAATTCTGTCACATTGCTCGCAAATTCAAACAATAATTGCTCTCTTGACATTATCGCAATAGCTTCAGCACCCATTGGCTTTTCATTATCACTTAAATTTCCGTTATCCATGGCTTTTTTTGTTGCTTTGGTCGCACTATATACATCACTTGATTTGATATCTATGTTGCCACATGGACATGACCAACTTGAGATTGAATCCATTGTATATATAATATTTTGATATTTTATAAAATTATTAGTGATATAAATTATTTTAATGCGTAAAAATAATTTACTTATATTTTATTGAATAACTATTACACCTTTATCACTGATTTTCCATTTGGAAAAGCAACAGTTACCACTTCTTCCAATTTACCACACAAATCCTCGAGCGTCGATTGAAGCGCACTTATCAAATTACCAAATGTTTCCTTTTGTTGATTTATCACGATCGATTGTTCTGCCAATGTTTTTTCTAATTCATCAACTTTTGTTTTTAATTCAATATTGATTTGAGATAATTTTTCATCGTGATTGGCAATACCAGCCCTCAATTCATCAGTTACTTGATCTTGCATTTCTCTCATTTGTGCCAAAGCATTTGTTTGATTCGCATTATTTTGTTCGCTCAATTGTGACACAGATAACAATTCATTTTTAAAATCCTCGATAGATTTTGATTGCAAATCTTTCAATCCATTTAATAATTCATCATTTTGTACTTTATTGTCATTGACACGAGCAACAAGCTTATTCAAATTAGCACTCATTGCTGCAATGTCTTTATTATTCTCATTTTTATTTTGTTCAATTTGTGCACTCAATTCACTTTGCACCTTTTCCGATGATGTTTTAAATGTGTTCAAGTTATTAAGAACTATTTTATGTTGATTAATAAATTTTGCTACCATATTGCTTTTTACTGATGCTATTGTTGTAATAAGATTGCTTGTTGTTGTGTCGAATGCTTCTGCCGCCTGTTTTGCAAATAAATTGTATAATTGTGATGTAACGATATTTCTTTTTCCAATAATAACAAATAAATTATATGTATCATTTCTTAAACGAACAAATACATATTTGCTAACATAACAATCATTCGAATAATCTAAATGTGTTTTCAATGTTTCTCTAAATGTATCAGATACTGTTATATTTTCCTTATTGCGAATTTCGTATGATGCAAAATCCAAATCATATACATCAGTCCATTTCCATTCTGAATGAACATACTCCAACATATTAATATGTTTGCTCATTAACATGTGTTTATATTCAGTATTAATTGCAAGTTTTTTTTCTACCGATCCTATTCCCAGAGATGTTTTGTACGATAAAATATGCGAATACACATGTTCCATAAAATCTTGCATTTGATCTTTTTCTATATTTGTATCAACGATTTGCAATGTTGTCACATCTATACTCGATTTTTCTCGTTTGCTTTTTAAAAAATTTGCTTCAAATTTTACAAAATCAATACCTGATTTTTCCTTAACATCTTCCATCCACGTTCCATTCGATACAACTTCCGTCATTTCAACATTTTTAAATTCACTATCATGAAAAACATCAGACAAATTATTATCATTTTGTTTTTCTTCAACATGCATGGTTTCTTGATGTATATCAGCTACTGGCACATCAGCTGTTGACACATCAGCTGTTGGCGCATTATCAACTTGTGCATTATCAACTTGTGCATTATCAACTTGTGCATTATCAACTTGTGCATTATCAACTTGTGCATTATCAACTTGTGCATTATCAACTTGTGCATTATCAACTAACATCTCAGCTACTGGTGCATCAGTTACTGGTGCATCAGCTACTGGTGCATCAGCTACTGGTGCATCAGCTACTGGTGCATCAGCTACTGGTGCATCAGCTACTGGTGCATCAGCCACTGGTGCATCAGCTACTGATGTATCAGCTACTGATGTATCAGCTACCGAAGCATCAACAACTGGCGCCTCAGCTACTGGTGCGTTGACTTGAGGTTGTTCTTGTTGAGGCAAATTGTTATTTTCATTTTCTTGCGGTTGATCCATAATTTATATAATATAGCATTGATTTTTTTTTTGTTTGAGTGCGATTTTTTATATTTATATTTATTTTTATTGTACCGTAATGTGCGATATTATGTAAAAGTTTATATTCATATTTATATAATTACAATGAATAAAGATGAACTAATTATCAATGTGATGAAAAAAGAATACATCAAAAGAGTAAACATATTACACAAAACAATTTATCATATTGAAAAATTACATTGTGAACACATTATTTCTTTAAACGAAAATTCCAGATATATGAAAACAATAAATGATATTTTGAAAACATTGCACGCGTCATATAACAATACAATAAATACAATAAGCACAAAATTTGAAGTACAACATAAAGAAAAAATAAAAGATGAAAATATTGATGGTACAGTAAGCGACAATTCATTAATACATATAAATAATTTTGATAAATTAATGGCAAGAATACAAATGCGCGCAAACACAAATACACAACAATATATTAAAGATTTTTTTGTTAATAATTTTATAAATTATGTTGATATTGAAGATAATAACAATTACATTTTTAATTTTTTTGAAATAGATAATATGATAAAAGAATTAATATCAAGCACAGGTACTTCATCGATTGCAAATATTATTTTTTTCTTTACAAAAATTAATTTGGACATTTTATTTTCAGATGAAATGGATAAAAATTTAATAGAAATATTATTGGACGCATTTAATCCTTTGTATATATCTCCAAGTGAAAATATCGAAAATAAAAACTTTGTGTGTATTGAACATGAAACGCATATACCCATTAAGTATGAAATATTATTGGACAATTTTTATAAAATTAAAATTAATGCAACATGTTGTGCAAATCCTTTTTGTATTAATGTATACGGATTTTTTAATTATGATTGTATTAATGCAAAATTACGCACTTCTCAAATTTATGGTACTTTACTAAATAAAAAAAAAAATGAATTTATCGATTCAACACTGAACAAAAAAAAATCAATACCTCAAAATTTTAAATATCTCCATATCAATACTCTAACAATTGGTGAATTATTAACCAATAATGAAAAAACATACAATGCTTTACTCTCCAATGATTATGGATTATTTCAAAAATACACAAATGCTTCATTCAAGCAATTATTCGAGGAATTTATCCAATCAAATCTTAAAAATAAATTCAATATAATAAAATTATTATTGTTCGGAAATGAATATATTAACTCAAATAATAATGGAGAGCAAAATATGCAATGTGCTAATAATGCAGGTTTATTGTTTGGTTTAGTGAAAGAATCAAAAATTGGTTCCACGATAATCGCAGATGTTATTCACAAACACTTAAATTTACAAGCAAGACTTAAACTTGCCAAAACAGGATCATCAATAAAATATGAAATTGAAAAATTAAATAATCTCGATATTGATGATATTGATTTAAAACGACAATTAATGATGAATCCTTGCATGCCAGACAAAATTAAAAAATTGGTTTTATCAAAATTATCAGAAATGAAATCAGGAAATACTGAATATTACAAACAATTAACATTTGTGAAAACATTGATTGATTTCCCATGGATAGGTAAAAGCAGTAATAATATTTTTACAATGCACAATCACGATATGGAAAAAAAAAAAGAAATGATTTTAAATATACGCAATAAACTTAACGACAAAGTATATGGGCACAACGAATGCAAAGAAACAGTTGTTGAATTGATTGGTAAATGGTTTAGTAATCCCAAAGGAGCAGGAAAATCAATTGGATTGATGGGTCCGCCTGGAGTTGGTAAAACATTAATTGCAAAAAAATTAGGTGAAGCATTGGATATTCCATTTACGCAAATTCCTCTCGGTGGAATGGAAGATGGTGCTATATTAAACGGACATTTAATTACATATAGTGGCGCAGTGCCAGGACTCATTATAAAAAGAATGGTCGAAGCAGGAAAGTCACGATGCATTATGTTTTTTGATGAATTAGATAAAACTGCGTGGCACAATGGTGTCAATGAAATATACAATTCATTGTTACACATAACAGACACAACATCTAACAATGAATTTATTGACAATTTCTTTCAAGATGTCAAATTTCCAATAAATGAAGTTTTATTTGTGTTTGCTTTCAATGATAAGGAAAAAATAGACCCAATTTTATTGGATAGAATGGAAATTATAAATGTTCAATCGTACACTTCTGAAGACAAAGTAAACATCATAAATAATTTTGTAATTAAAGATTTAAAAGAAGATTTTGGATTCAGTGATTATGACATTAAAATAGAAAAATCCGATGCCTTGTATTTGATTGATATGTATACAATGGAAGCAGGTATGAGAAATATTAAAAGAAAAATGGATAAAATATTCTCAAAATTAAATATTGATCGTATACTTTGTCAAGATTTATTTGCTGATAACAATAAAAATAAATGTATAACCATCACTAAAGATATTATCGATAAATACATCAAGAAACCAACATTGAATATTAAAAAAATAAATGATGTTCCAAAAATTGGAACTGTAAATGGATTATATGCAACAAGTATGGGATCTGGCGGTATTATTCCAATTCTTATTTACAAAAATTATAATTCTTCCAAATTTAAACTTAAATTGACAGGAAAACAAGGTTCAACTATGAAAGAATCCGTGCACTTTGCATTTACTGTCGCAATTAATTTAACACATAAAAAATACAGAAACTTTTTTTTCAAAAAATATAATGAAGGACTGCATATTCATACACCAGATGGCGCCACTCCAAAAGATGGACCATCAGCCGGATCAGCTTTTACTCTGGCATTCTTATCAGTTATTTTGGATAAACAAGTTAAAAACAATATTGGTTTGACAGGAGAAATTGACCAAGATGGATATATTTCAGCAATAGGTGGATTGGAATATAAATTACCAGGAGCAAAAAAAGCTGGAGTAAATTTAGTATTTGTACCAAAAGAAAACGAAAAAGATATCGAAAAATTAAAAGAAACAAATAAAATATTATTTGATAATGGTTTTAAATGCATTCTCGTTGAACATATCAGGGAAATTTTGGACTATGCTTTATTGGATATCAATGTATACACCAAGCAACAAACATATGAAAAAACATTTTATAGCGAAAAATATATTAAAAGGGAAATTTGTTCAAGTCCACTCGCACAAAAATGTATAATAAATAAAATGGAATCAACTGAAACTCTTGACACTAAAAATTCATCAATTATAACATGCGAATCTATTTCATAATAAAATTACTTGAATAATTTCAATAAAAAACCAATAATAATTACAACAAGGAATCCTATAACGATGTACGCTATATTCATATAGCATACTTCCTGCACAGGACATTTTTTTTGTTCTGGACATGCACAATTCAATGATGCACATGTTACCGCACCAGTAACTTTGTTTATTTTTGTTATGATCGAATTTATCTTACTGACAATTACAGGATTTGATGTAATCATCACATCAGATTCCATCGCATTCACAAATCGCGCAATTTTAGGATAATATTTTGACAATATCGGTGATTGTGCTGTTAATATTGTGTCCAATGAATCCAATGCGCTTATTATTTGTGGTATGTTGTCACGTAAATTTTGTTTACATTCTGATGTTTCTGAACATACACAATTGAAATTATCGTAATCATAAAATGTTAATGCTTCCATAATTTTATCAATATTATTCACACCAATTGTGGACGATAAAAAATTTATACCTTCCGCAGATGATCCTTCGGGCAGATTACTTATTTCTTGCATTTGTGGCATCACTGCTGTTAATTTATTCAAATCTACCGAACATTTATTATATAAATTATTAGCTTCATGTGGTTGGGTAGGAGTAGCTGACATTGATGTATATAATTATATCATATATTATTTCTATATTGGATATAAAAAAAATTATGCCAAGACCACAACTCCAAATTCTTTCATTTTTTGTTTAATTTCATCAGGAATTTCTTCTTCATTTTCCATAGTATTGAATACCGTATTTGTTTTATTGGTATCAATTATTGTATTTTTGTATTCTTCAAGTTTTTTGTATGCTTTTGTTATTGTTACTTCCGATATATTGAATTCTGCTGCTATTTTTTTTTTATTTATGTTTTTTAATTTATGCACTTCCGCCACCAATAAAATAGTTGCAGCCGCCAATGAATATGGATTATGCTCTGTCGCTATATTTAATTTTTCAATATTATTTGATACTTTCATGACCTCGTCAGTGTGAACTGTTAACATGTGTAAATTATCACAATATCTTCTTACAAATTGATTTTGCAATACATGCTTGTTATTTCGTTGATTATAATGATTATTTTGATTTTGTTGGTTATTTTTTGTAGCCAGTGTTTTTTCTAAGCGTTTCATACCCCTATTAATTTCTGAATATGAAATTCCATATTGTTCTGCTATTTCTTTTAATACATACGGGCTTCCTCTTTTTTCACATGCTTTAGCCATGCAAGCTGCACTCACACTCAAACGACTATTTCCACGCGTTATCATTGTTTTTCCTTTTTTTTCTCCTTCAGTATACTTAGCTTCTGTTGCCATTTTGTACATTATTTTTGTGTCTTCCTCAATACATTTTAATAATTCCAATTTTGTCGCTATTTCATGTATTGTTTTAAAATCATTATTTAATGTCCTCTCATTATGTGGCATAGCACTCCAACATTGCAATGTTTTTGTTCTTGTTTTTCCAAATCCACCTATTGTCGTTCCCAATGAAGATTTTGGTAATAATAAATTTATTATTGCACCACATCTAATATTTGACGCATCATTATCATCATAATATTTCCATTCTGGATTATTATCAATTATTTCTCTTAAAATTTGTCCACAATTGCGACACACGACATATCCCTGTGAATAATCCTCAATCAGATCACATTTTTCACAATCGCATATATCGTCATTATTGTTACCTATAATTGGATTCAATAATTTAGAAAATTCCTCCTGCTTTTTTAATAATTCAGGATATTTTTTAAACATAAAAGTCTCTGTACTATTTGTATGAGATTATTCTTTAAGCCACTTTAATATTCAATTTTTATATATACTGAAAATATTTTATTTTTAATTTTTTGTATAACATGTGTTTTTCCGCACGTGCGTCCAATCCTTTAATTTATAATTATAATCATAAAGTATAATTATGCCTGAAAAGAAAACAAAAGAAACAAAAACTCCTGAACCTGTTGTAACAAAAAAAGAAAATAAATCAGTACCAACCAAGGAAGTAAAAACAGCAACAAAGGAAACAGCAAAAACTCCTGAACCAGTGCCAACCAAATCATCCGTCACCGCTTCCAAAGATTCAAAGAAAGAAACATCTAAAAAAGTAGCCACAAAAAAAAAAGTTGTAAAAAAAGTCAAAGAATCATCAGACAAAACAAAAACTCAACGTTCATTCCGTGTTATTTTTGTTGATCCCAATGGATCTGTTGTTATGGAAGGTCGCTTTTGCGGGGTTAAACCAAAACAAGCAGCTTGCAAAGCTTTAACCGGAATTTATAAAACATTTGAAAAATCTGGTAAAAGTTCTGATGTTAAAAAGGAAGTCAAATTTGGAGTATATGAAACAACACGAAACAGCAAAAATAAAAGATATTGGTATTCTGGAAAAAAAGAAGAGCTTGATACACCCATTGCTTTGTATCAAATTCCAACCACTGAAAAAAATTCGGATGGAAGCGATAAGAAAAAATATTGTTCAGCTGAACAAATCGAAAAACGTGGAGGATTCAAAAAACTATTGGGATGCTCACAATCTGAAGCAAAACCAGCAATCAAATACAATTTCACCAATGTTGTAAATAAAATTAAAAATGCAGATGAATGCAAGCATTTATTCGTCGTTGATAAAGTAGTAGCAGAACCGGAAGATGATGAATCATCAACAAAAAAAGAAACAGTAACAACAAAAACTGATTCTGGTAAAGGATCAAAAAAAGAAGCAACAAAACCAGCCGAAAAATCAGCACCAAAAAAAGAAGCCGAAAAACCAGCTGAAAAACCAGCTGAAAAACCAGCTGAAAAACCAGCTGAAAAACCAGCTGAAAAATCATCAACAAAAAAAACGGCAGAAAAACCAGCTGAAAAACCAGTTGAAAAACCAGTTGAAAAACTAGTCACAAAAAAAGCAACTGAAAACAAAAAAACCAAGTAATTGTGACATATAATTTTTTATTTCAGTGATTTTTATTGAAATAAAAAGCAAGTTTATTTTCTTTTTGTATTTTATATAAATGCTGGACGATTTAAATATTACAAGTTCATCACAAGATAACAACAATATAAAACCCAAACAGCTCCCTCAATTACAACAAAACATAATTCAAAAACAAAAAATAATTACTAATCAATCACTTAAACCAAAAAAAGAATATAAGAAAAGTGATATGATGATGAAATATGATAATACTGAAGGTAAAATTTTATTATACGATAGATATAAAACATTTATTGGTTATGTAACAATATTACAACTCATAAAATACATCACAAATGATATTTCAAAAGATTTTTTAAAATTATGCGACTTCGAGCCATCAATTGGTATAATTAATCGATATTTTATATTGAATGAATCTGACAAAATAATATTAATATCGCATTTGAATTCTCCAATTATGGGAAATCTTGATATTGTATTTAAAATATATTCCGGAATCAATAGTTATATTATTAACAATTTGCAAAATGATCTTGCCAAATTGGATAATAATGAAGACATAAAGTATACGATTAGAAAAAAAATAAATGAACTCGTATACTTGTTATTAAATCATTCTCTCAAATTATTAGTTTTTCTTTCTGAAATTTCAAAACAAAAGGATATGACTCCATCAGCAAAAGAATCCTTATTGAAAAATAGCATTATCGTTATGAATAAATTAAATCATATTATTAAATCTGAAATTGATGAAAAAACATCAAAATCATTATTGTTCGCACAACAATTATCTGCTTTGGAAAACATTACAACCACTACGAAAAATAAACTTGATTCAATGGAAACCATAATAAAAACACAAAATGAAAAAATAAATAAAATTTTAGATTATATTCAAATTCGCGATGATGACTTTGATAAAGTATACAACAAGGGAAATAAAATATTTTATGAACAGGAAAAAACAGAATCACAAGCACAAAAAACTAATACACAGTCAATCACACATATCCCTCCTTTGAATTTTGCTGATATTACAAATTTCCGAGATTCGGATTATCGATATGAAGAAAGTGGGAAGGATGGAATACAAAATAATAACATTGGCTATTTGACACCATAAAAATAAATATTGTAATATTATAATATAAATGGAAATATTTGATTTAATTGAAGAAAAATATAATGCACAAGAATATTCTGAAATATTAAAATTATTTTACATCAAAAAAAACAACGCAATTTTAATTGAAAATCTTTATAAAATTTTAACTGCAACAACCGATGCAATAAATACATTAAAAATAAATATTAATGATAATGATATGAATATTATTACATTAAATGATAAATTTTATGAAAATAATAAAATGTTCAAGCATATTCTAGAAAACATGTTATAATAAAATAAATATCGTTCTTTACTTTTCATTCACATATTAATCAAATGTCAATGTTAATTTAATTTCGTCCATACTTGTCGTTTTTACAGCATTTATTTTTAACTTTCCATTCTTCTCTTCTTTCGAACTTTTTCCACTCGAACTTGATGTTTTCTTTTCTGTTTCCTTCATTGTTAATTTTTTCTTTTTTTCATCCTTATTATAATTATTCATTTCAGTTATTATTTGATGAAGATTGTTATCGACATATTTAATTATTTCATTGTTAAATGCCCATCTAAAAAAATTTAATTGACCCAATGTTGTCCAAATATGTTTCGTCTCTCCTGATTCCATCTTATATCCATCTTCTGTGCATGGATAAAAAAACTTTTTTTTACGTCTAAATGGATCAAAATAGCGTTTCTTATATCCTTTAAGTTGTGCTTTATAACTAATTCGAATATCAAATACTTCTGCACTTTTGCTTACACCCAATGATATCCTTTTTTTTGAATATTTTGTAACAACCCAATCCAAAATGCGCAATGATATGCATGATTGACCTTCTATTATATTTATCATAGTTGTCAATATTTCAGGATGCTTTTCGTGACATTCTTTAAAAAATTTATCTATATTTTTGTAATGGCATAATTCTTTTGTTGTAAAAAAAGTTGATGGATTCACTATTACTATTTTATCCATATTCTCTTTCTTATCATCACTCGAAGAATTATAACTGGATTCTGTGTTATCACTATATTCTGTCATTATAATTTCTATATATCATCGTTTGTTTTAAGTATAGATTTTTTTATTATAAATATTTTTGTATTTTATGTATTCTCAAAATAAAAAATAATATAATTAAATAATAAATAAAAAATAATATAATTAAATAATAAATAAAAAATAATATAATTAAATAATAAATAAAAAATAATATAATTAAATAATTAAAATTCCGGATCAACAAGTTTTCCTTCAGCGACCTTTTTTGATTTTTTTGTAGTGAATGCTTTTTTTGCTTTTGTTGATTCGATTTGCAACTCCTTAACTTCATTATCTTCCAAATCCAATGCATCAGCATGCGTTTCCACAATACTATCAACAAATTTATCGATTTTCTTCTCTGTTATATCATTTTTTTTATTCATATTATAAATTTCTTCCTCAACAGTATTTCTCACAATAAATCTTACAACCGTAACTTCCTTTGTTTGACCCGTTCTATACGCTCTTCCTATTGCTTGCCATTCTGTATTCCGTCTGTATTCATACGTTCCGTATACTGGATCCAACAATATTACCATTTCAGCTTTCGTTAAATTAGTTCCGGATGCAGCACTTTCTGATGACAACATAATAACTCTAATTTTATCATCAGAATTAAACTCACGAATCGCCTTATCACGTTGCCATACATTCCCTCTGCAAAATACATTTTTTATACCATATTCATTTAATATATCTCCAACTTTATGCAATAAATCATCCCATTGCGAAAATATAATACAATGCTTATTATTTTTTTTCAAGAAATATATCAAATTTGCCAACTTCGTCCCCACTTTTTGAATCAAATCATTTTTTCCATTAAAATCTTCTATTGTTTCATCCTTTGGCTTGTTCTCCACCACCTTGAAGATTTCCGACTCCTTAACAGGTTTTTGACATGTTGGACATTTACCCTTTGATGCCACAAAAGGTCTAATACATCCATAACAGAAAATATGCTTACATATTGTCATACCAGTATCATTCCCAGTAATATTCCCAATACATACCCCACATTTTTCTTTTTCATCGTCCGAATCACTATCTGAATCATCCGCATTTTCAACCGCTGAAATTTTCTTCAATTTGTTCATGACATCCAAATAATAATCAAACGTTAATTTTTTACCCTTAAAATCATTAATTATCGTTACTTCCTTTTTTTTTGCCTCGTTTATCGCATCTTCTATTGATTGTCTTTCAACCGTTTTGTCACCTATTGCTTTTTCCGTCATTTTAATTATGTCATTTTTGTTTGTGTTTGATAAAACTATTAATTTTTTTTTTGCCACTATCGGATCACTGTCATCATCATCTTTTAATACGTCATCATAATCATAAAACGTTGGTATATTATCAATATCATTCAGTGATTTTATTAATTCATTCATTTTTTTTTCATATTCTATGTCTTTCGTTTCATTTAATTCAAACTTAATTCTGAATCCAATTTGACGCAACGTTCTTGCGTATTGCTTCCATTCCGCAATTTCCAATTTGCGATACAAACATTGAATACGATATTTTGTTATGATCATGCGTTTTTCTGCATTAATAACCGCATTTTCATAAAATTTAACCATTGTTTTTTCAATGTCATCAAGGGATTTACAATTTTCAATTGTTGCTTTAATTTCATTTGCAATTTTTGGGTGACAACACAATTGACGCAAAGTCACATTAAATTTATCGATACTAGGATTTGCCAAATACGCATTATACATCATTTTTTCTGTGTTTGTAAAATCAAGCCACACAATATTCTCTTTTAGCGGTAATAATTTATTTTCTTCCGTTACACTTAGTTTCGTATTTCTTCTGAAAAAACTTTTCGTTAGAAATTTAACTAATTCATCATTTAATAATAACTCATCCCTTATTATTTTCACTGATGGATTCACAATATCATTATACACATAATTAGTGATAAAATCAAACATCCCCAATAAACAATCGTCAGATTTATCAAAAGGAGTACCTGTCAAACACCATTTATATTCACTTCTGAAATGTTTTACAATATTTTTCATGTAATCGTATTTGTCAACACTAAACAATTCGTGAAATTCATCAATCACTACACGTCTCCAGTATGGAAGAAGTATACATGGATTTTTCGAATTTATTTCCGTTTTAATATTCTTTTTTAATTCAGTATACATTCCATCTAACACTTTATTTGTATCATTGTATGAATATATTGTATCATTCGAAAAATATGATTTTGTTTTTGATATCTTTGGCAAAAATTGTCCTGTAAAACATTGATTTGCCAAAAAATTAAATGATGTTATTACAAAATCCGCCTCAAATATATCCTTGTATGTATACTTGTCAAAATGAATCTTTGTAAACATTGGTATTGCCTTTATTTTTGATGAATCCTTTATCACATTTGATATTTCTCTTACCCATTGTCCAACTAATTGATTTGGACATATGATCAATGTCGCCTTCGATCTTAATTCATTAACACCATCCTTTAAATAATCCAGTTCCTTTAATGGATTTAACATCGACGTACACAACATTTGACACGTTTTCCCAAGTCCCACTTCATCAATCAAACCACCACCATGAAATTCAATAATTTGCCTTGATTTTGCATCAGTAAATTTACGCTTGCTTGTACTGTATACAACTTTACCAAATGTAATTTCACCCTTTTCAACACACAAAGTTTTTTTCTCTAGTTCCTTATTTAGCATCCATTTTATTGTTTTCTTTTGATATTCAAACAATTGCATTTTTGCAAATTCAGGTTGATTTTGAATTGGATCAGTTGAATCCGCATTCGGTAATATGGCAGTTGTAACGATCTTTTGTGCATTCTTTATCGTATTATTTTTTTTTGTCGCATTATCAATTAATTTAACACCACCTTCATTATACAAATTATTGTAATTGCACGCATCCATCAAAAATTTACTTTCCGGAACCATTTCATTTTTTAGCAATATATCGGACAATTTATTATTATCGACCGCTAATATCGCAAAACGATATTCAACTCCACCATTTGAATACACAAAATAATAAAATTCATACAATCCATCATGTTTCAATAAATTTTCAGGAAAATCACCAGTCGAATTTTGCGATTTAAATAAATCATATGCAGTTTGACCCTGCACATATACATTGTCAGATGTAAACAAAGTTTCAATAGTTATATCTTTCGTCATTTTATTATTGTATCCTCTGTGCCCTGCTGCATATTTGTCGAACAATAAATATGTGGTTTCGTTTTCTGACTTTAAAGAATCCATTTTTTTATAAATAAATATGTGTATATAAGTGATAATTTAACAATATATAAATATATAATTTTTTATTTGTATACTTATATACAAGTATACCCGATAATGAATTTCACAAAATATGATAAATATTTAAAAAAAAAATTATATGGCGGAACTAATAAAAAATACGATATTAGTTTTTTTTGGTTAAACAAAACAAAAACGCCTATGCCAATTGATACAAAAAATAAAATTTTGGCTCAATTAAATAAATGGAAAGAATCAAATATTAATCATAGTGTAAATTTTTATGTTGACTTACGCTACATGGATAAAGATGATCGTGAGTTTTTTTTCACTAATCAAAAAGAAATTTATTTATTGCGCGATATATATAGTAATATCAACATATTAATCGATAAGAATTATGATTATATTTCACAACTCATGGATATTAAATATCCCATTTATATGCGAGTCGACATTCTAAAAATATTATTGAAATATAATTTGTTGTCACAAAGTATATCACTACCATATGATTATTATCACGTAATATCCGATATTGATATATTATCAGAGAATGATGATATACCAGTGGAAAAATTAAATTGTACAGATGAAAATTATATGAAGGATTTTACGGAAAATAGTATTTTTGATCCCATTACAGACAGATTATTAGATCAATTTGGAATAATTATGGGAAAAAAAAATAAGAGTATCCCCGAAAATAATTTTTTTATTGTAAAAAATGACAAAATTGTTTTTAAAGCATTGAGCGACATTTTTATATCACAAATATTAAAAAATTTGCATATAATGCTCACTCAAAATATTAATCCTTTTACACGTGTCAGTATTCATGATAGCATTATAAAAAAATTTGAGGATATTAATCATGCTATTAAATATTATGGACTTGATGATTCTTTTATTTATGCACGTTATTCATCATTTTTTAATTATTTGTGCATATTGAAACAATACATTTGTATTATGAAAGAACTTTTTGTTAGATATATTGTGTGGAAAAATATGCCGAAAATAAATATTCAAGGACATGATTATAATTCCAATATTATTTATTGTTATATTGAAAATGAAGAACAATTTTGGTTTATAAATAATACATATAATGATGATGAAGGAAATGATATAATGGTTAATGATAAGCATCAGAGTTATAATGTCATAATAACTGAAAAAGGAAAAAGTGTTCTTGAAGAAAATATAAACCACATTTATCCATATAAATACGAGGGTAATATCCTATACAGCCGTGGACTTGTACCATCAAAATGTGTTAAAATAGAAAGATCATCATTGAAAGCAAAATAGTTTTTCAATATTTTGTAATAAAATATTATTATACATAAAAAAAAAAATAAAAAATATTTTTATAATCAAAAATCTTAATAAAATAAAAATATACTTAAAGAAATAATAATACAAGAAATTATAAAATAATGTCAGGAACAAAAAAATCAACAAAAAATAATGCTGAATCAAAAGTAGAAATGACGAAAGCTGTGGAAACTAAAAAGGTTTCAAAAACAAAAGAAGCAACAGAATCAACAGCACCTCTGCCAGTAACGGATGTATCAGAAACAACCGAATCAAAACAAAAACTAAATTTTGAAACAGAAACGCAATCCCTTCGCGATCAAGTACAACAATTAAAACAATTATGCAGTGCAGTTCTTGGCAATGTAAAAAAACTTGAACAAGCTCATAAAACTGAAATGAAAACTGATCGAGTAAAAAAGAGCAAAAATCCACACAAGCCAACTGGCTTTGAAGAACCAAGATTTATTCTTGGTGAACTTGCCAAATTCCTTGGAATTCCAGACAGAACACCTGTCAAGGGTCCAACATTGACAAGTATGTTGTGGGACAAATTTATGGAACTTGGTTTAATTTATGAAAAAGACAAGCGTGTATTGCGTGTCAACAAGGAATTAAGCAAATTGTTCGGAATTTCAATGTCGGTGAATGATTCAACATCTGTTGATGATAAAAATGCATTGAATTTTTCAACATTGCAAAAAATTGTTAAAGCATCCGGGTTTGTTTTGAAACCAACAAAAGAAGAGAAGGAAGCAGGTATTGTCGCCCATGAATACACATCAATGCGCAAAAAAGCTCTGGAAAACAAAAAAAAGAATTCTGAAACAAAAAAATCAGCCAAACCTGAAACTAAAGAATCAGCCAAACCTGAAACTAAAGAATCAACTAAATCTGAAACTAAAGAATCAACTAAATCTGAAACTAAAGAATCAACTAAATCTGAAACTAAAGAATCAACTAAATCTGAAACTAAAGAATCAGCTAAATCTGAAACTAAAGAATCAGCTAAATCTGAAACTAAAAAATCAAAGGAAAAGGTTTTGAGCAAGTAAATATTTTTATCGAATAACAAATTCACATAATAAATCACCGCGTGTGGAACGCTTATTTAATAATCCAATATTTTCTATAATTGCATATTTATTATCAATTATATCATTTTTTTCAATAGTGTATTTATTATTATCAATGTGTGTAAAAACATATGTATCTGGTATTTTATCAATAATTATTTTTTTATACATATTTATACCATTGAAATAATAATCACCACAATTGATTACTTTTGTTTTTATAATTAAATTTCCAAATTGATTATTTTGCATTTCGCCTTCACCATAAAAAATATGAATATCTTGTTTCAATGGTATATATACTATAAAATTATCTCGTGTTTTTCGTTCTATTTCTATTTTCATAAATTTATCATTATACTTATCAATTAAATTGCATGTTATTGTATCATTTATATCTAGCTTATTGTGACATGACAATGTATATGTTCGTATAAATGATGATGCATGTTTTTTTATATAACTTAACACATGGTTTAATTCACTATTATAATTACTATTGTCATAGCACAAATCGCTACTATTTGATTCAATAGATTCAATAGAATCGCATGATTCATTATCAGTTTTATCGCTTGTTAAGTATTTATATGCTTTGTGTATTTCTATGAATTTTGCGGCATTGCCTTGATCTTTATCAGGATGATATTTTAAAACCAATTTATTATAGGCAGATTTTATTTCAACATATGAAGATCCTTTTTCAACACCCAATGTTTTATAGTACTTACTTTTCATAATAATAATGACAATATTATTATTATCAATGGATAAACGTGTTGCGTGTGGAATTTTCGATATATAATATTTATCTTATTATAATAACATGCGCAACAATATGCATAATAATACATTGACAAATCACTATGCAAATATGCAAAATAAACGACATAATGATCCATTTTTTGGAAATCCAATATTGGCTAGCAATCCTCAATTAAAAGGACAAATGAATCAAAATTTTATGAATAAAATCAACATGGCTAAACTTGAACAATTTAGAAGATATAAAACAATGGATGATGCAAAACAAGGAATGGGAATAAATGAATTGGTGAAATATATAATAAATCCTATTGAAATCAAAAAATTAACATCAGAAGAAAAAATGGAAATAGACATTAAATTCAAAGACAAAGATTCAACATATACTAATTTAAAAAATTATACACTTGAAGAAGCAGATGGTAAAATGAAAACAATTGTATCAAAAAATGCCATACCACAAGAAATATTGGACTTGTGGAATACCAGAACAAACAATCCATATAAACAAATTCTACACAAACTAGAAATTGATGATTATACAAAAAAACTATATTCAACAAAAGATGATCTTATTATTCATAAAACATCCGCATTGGATAAAGCCGCTGATATTAAAATATTAAAGAAAGAACTTAAAAAACTTAAAAAATTAGTTGGTTCACACAACAAAGAACTCAAAGCTATTTATAGCACTGACAAGAGAAGTGAATTTTTAGAAAAATTCGAATACGCAAATAAATACAAAAATAGAATTAAATATGATCCAAAAGATAATAATGAACTCAAAGAGATTTACAAACGCGAACAAAAAAAATTATCAAAAGAAAGCAAACGAATAGATTATATGATGGAATTATATATGGCATCTGATGATATTACTAAAGAAGATAGAGATGAACTAAAACAAATACAAGATAAAGAAGAAAAACTCGTAAATGAGTATAAGAAAAATATGGATTTATTCGAAGAAAATGATCTCAATGAAATGCGCAAAAATAAAAAAACAATCATTGTTGATATTCCAGAAAAAAACGAAGAACGAAAAATAATTGACAAAAGTATTATTGATAAATACAAAAATAGAAATAGTGAAATTATCACCGAAACTCAAACTGAAGCATCAATTTCAACAGAAAAACCCAGTATCCAAAAATCCTTAATTGACAAATACAAAAATAGAAAATAATATATATATACAAGTATACTCTCGCGCTATTGTATACAAATAATATTTTTATTTTTTGCAAAAACTAACTTTTACATAAAAAATATAGTCTATGTAAATAATAATCAATGGAAAAGGAAATAAAATTATACAATGATTTAAACCTCATTACATTTAGTATAAACATAAAGCAAAAATATAATGAAAAACAACAAAAATGGAAAAAAGATCTCACCATGCCTTTGGGATGGCAAAAATTAACAGAACCGAAATATGTCAAAGGATATAATGGTGTTGGATTGCTAACAGGAAAAATAAATGACATTATTGTTATTGATATTGATAATGTTAATCATTGGAATCAATTTTTATTTGACAACAAACAAACAGAACCCAACACCGTAAAAGCTGAAAGTGGATCTGGTGGCATTCATTTATATTTTAAATATCCAAAAGATTTTGACAATATCACATCCACTGATCACAAATTCGGTAAACAATACGATATTGATCTCAAAACAAATGGCGGATGTATAATTATTCCTCCATCTACATATTTTAATAAAAATTTTGATAAGGATGTATCATATGAATGGGTTAAAAGTATACTTGATTATGATCCCAATGAAATGCCACAATGGATAATTGATTTGATAAAAAATCCAATAACTAAAACAAAAAAACCAAAAGAAACAAAGGGAAAAAAAACACCCGAAAAAAAATCAAAATTATTTGATAACTCATCATTTGATTCGAATTCAAATTCAAATTCAAATTCAGATTCGGATAATGAAGACAAACCAACAAATAACTCCGAATTTACAGGAGATGAAATCGAACAATTGGTTGATATGTTGTCAATAAAACGTGCTGATGGATATTCTGATTGGATCAACGTTGGCATGTGTTTATATAATTTAAAAAAGGATGATTGCAAATATTTTTGGAAAAATTTCAGCAAAAAAAGTAATAAATATGATCAAAAAGAAGTTATAGAAAAATGGAAATCATTCAGTGAAAATATAAACGGATTTGGCATTGGATCTTTGCTAAAATGGGCTAAAGAAGATAATCCGTGCGAATATAAAAAATTCATGGATGATAAAAAATTATGCAGAATTATCATGGAAAAATATCCAAAAGAAAAATTATTATTGGGACCTGTGTTGACAGTTAGTGAAGTGTGCAAATGTATTAAATTACATAATAAAGATTGTTTAATAAAAGGTGGACCACATGATAGGGAAAAAACAAACTTTATTGAAACCACGCGCGATTGCATTGCACTTAAATGTAATCATGATGATTGTTTTGGCAAATTATTACATAAACAATTATATATGACAAAAAACGAAATGAATATGATTTTTAATGGTAACGTCAACATCAATTTTAATGATAATCATTCAGCAGGAACTGAAAACGATATTTATGATATTGAAAAAATAAGTATTTTTGATGACACAGATTTGAATGATCTCGCTTATGCTGGATTGTATAATACATCGACACGATATGCAAACATTCTCTATTATTTAAATAAAGGAAAGTATGTATACACGGAAAATGATTCTTGGTATTCTTTTTGTGAAAAATGGGAAAAAGAGGGAAAAAGAAATTCCGATTTTAGAAAAACTATTGACGGACAATTAGAAAATATATATTCACAAATGGCTAAAAAATATTTGGAAATAGAAGGTAAATCATCAAAAACATTTAAATATATCAAACAATTAATAGTTAAATTTGGCGATACAATATTAAAAAATAATATAGTTACAGAAGCAGCTTGTATATTTTCCGACAAAACATTTCTTTCAAATTTAGATGCAAATTATAATTTAATTGGTTTTGATAATGGTGCGTATGATTTAAATAAATTCGAATTTCGCAAAGGAGTCCCAGAAGATTATATTAGTATGTCCGTTGGATATAATTATAACAGTATACATACTGATAAATACAATGATTTACAAGTTTTTTTAAATGATATTATGCCTGATGATAATGAACGTGAATATATGCTAACATATTTAGCCATATGTCTAATTGGAAATCAATTCGAATTATTCACAATTTTAACTGGCAATGGACGTAATGGTAAAAGTAAATTGGTTGAATTATTGGGCTTGACATTTGGTGATTATTTTGAAGCAGTGCAAAGTCAATTATTTACAAGACCGCGTCCTGATGCAAATTCCCCTGATCCAGGCTTATTAAATTTACAAAAGAAACGCATTGTTATTGCTTCCGAACCAGAAAAAAACAATAAACTTAATAGCGGATTTATAAAATTTGTCACTGGAAGAGACTCTACAACATTGCGAAATTGCCATTCCAATGATATGATCAAATTTGTTCCCAAGTTCGCAACATTTTTAATTTGCAATGATATACCAGAATGTGATGATATTGACAATGCTTTTAGCAAACGTTTACGATGCATAAACTTTCCAACAGAATTTGTAGATGAACCAAAAAAGGACAATCAAAAGAAACTAAATACAAAAATCAATGAAAGTTTCGAATATTGGAAATTAGATTTTATGTTGTTACTAATAGAATATTACAAAAAGTATACATATGCTAATAAATTAGTTCCGACAGAAAATATATTGAAATGGACAAACCAATATAAAGAAAACACTGATATATATTTGCAATTTTTAAATGAAAAAACAGAATATTCCGAGAGCAGCAACGTTCATTGTTCAGAATTGTATGAAACATTTAAAATATGGTTCAAAAATAATAATCCGCATACAAAAATACCGAGCAATAAAGAATTTGTTTTGAATTTGAGAAAACATAAAGAAATCTGCAAAGTTTCTGTTGATAATAAATCGCAACTTGGTATTCGAAATTTACAAATTATGTGATTATTCTTTTTTTATCATTCTCATATGGCTTGATGACAACATATGTTTATCATATTGATTCATTTTGAATGTTCCAAAATTACAACATTCGCAATAATACTTAAATTTTTCTTTTCGCTCTTTTGTCGATGCATGCTTGTTTAATATATGTGTCATCATTGCCATATAACATTTTGTTGTATACTCACAATCAGGACATTTATCCGATATTTTTTTGTCACATCTTATTTTTCTTTTTCCTGTTATGTGTTTTACGGTTTTTAAATGTACTTCATATGCTATTTTTACATTTGAACCAAAATTACACTTTTCGCATACATATTCAAAATACATTATACTGTTATTTTATATAATAATATTGCGCACTCCTTATATATAAAAAAAATAATATATAAAAAAAATAATATATAAATACAATATATAAATGTCAAATAAAAAAATGACAACGAAAGTTGAGATTGATTCGGAAATCTCAATGACAATCTGAACAATTTATTATGATTGCAGTATACATCGTGCAAAATAATTACACAGTAGAAAATAATATCAAATTATTCTTTTTTCATCATTCTTGAATGACTCAATAATGATATATGTTTTTCATATTGTTCTTGTCTGAACGTTCCAAAATCACAACATTCACAATAATATTTGAATTTTTCTTTTCGTTCTTTTATTGATGCATGCTTGTTTAAAACATGACGCTCCATTGATGCATATGATTGTGATGTATAATCACATTCTTCGCATTTATCTTTTCTTATTTTATCCGTCCTCGTTTTTCTTTTTCCTGTTTTATGTTTTTCTGTTAACAAATGTTTTTCATATGCTTGTTTTGCATTTGTCGCAAAATTGCATTTTTCACATTCAAATATTTTTTCCATATAATTATTATTTATATAATATAAAATGTATTTTTTTATATGCTTAAAAAATAAAATATATAAGTATAATATACAGAATGCCAAATAAAAAAATGGCGACAAAAATTGGGATTGATTCTGAAATCTCAAAAGCAATCACAGAAAAAAAAGAAAATATTGATGACAATGTGCCTTTAGTAGGATTAAAAGGTAAAGCAATCAAATTTGTTATTGATGTATTTACATTTGTGGGAATTAAATTTGCTTATGTTATAGTTGGTGATGTTATTTATTTTAGAGCAAAGGATGTCGCTGAATTTTTAGGATATATCGATACAGAACAAGCTATTAGAAAACATGTATCGGCAAAATATAAATTTACTCTCGGTCAGCTCTTAAGCAAATTAAATACTGAAAAATCCAAACCCGTCGAATCGACGGGTTTGGATTTCAATGAAAATACAAAATTAGAAGGAAACGCAAAAAGTACAATTTACATAACAGAAGCGGGGTTATATCAATTAATATTTGGGAGTAAAAAGGAAGAAGCTGACGAATTTAGACAATTTGTATTTGAA